ATTCCACTTATTCCAGAAATACCCGACAATCCACTTATTCCACTTATTCCAGAAATACCCGACAATCCACTTATTCCACTTATTCCAGAAATACCACTCAATCCTGAAATACCACTTAAACCTGAAATACCTGAAAGACCACTTTGACCTGATATGCCTGATATACCACTGATTCCACTCAACCCTGATATACCTGAAAGACCACTTATACCACTTTGACCTGATATGCCTGATATACCACTCAACCCTGATATACCTGAAGTACCAGATATACCACTTAAACCGCTTATACCACTTCTACCTGAAAGTCCACTTAAACCACTAACACCATCACAAACATATGAAGTACATGCAATTGTACCACTACCATTTAAAGCACCATTAGTAATTATGGTATATCCATTAAATGAGTATAACCCAGCACCTACGCTTGTACCTGTAACTTGGAAGATTAAAAAATTAGTTGGACTAGTTGGATTAACCATTTGTATTTTACAACCAGCGGCTATTCCTGTTAACCAAGTAGTTGCATTACCTGTTGTACCTGTTGTTATTCCAAGGTCAACATAAGATGTTGTACTTAACTGAATTATTGTTGGTGGGTTAGTATCAAATCCATAAGCTCCAGCCCCACCACCACCTTGTTTGTAAATTAAAGAATTGCTACCACAAGTACCAAACAATCCTGATACACCACTAATACCACTTCTACCTGACAATCCACTTATACCAGACATTCCACTTATTCCACTTAAACCAGATGTACCTGAAATTCCGCTTAAACCTGAAATACCAGATGTTCCTGACAATCCACTTATTCCACTAGTTCCTGAAATACCACTAATTCCACTTATGCCAATTATACCTGATAATCCGCTAATTCCTGAAGTACCTGATATGCCGCTTAAACCTGAGATACCTGAAGTACCTGATATACCACTTGTACCACTAATACCGCTTAATCCACTAATTCCAGATATACCTGATGTACCTGATATACCACTTATACCACTAATTCCTGATGTTCCTGAGATTCCACTAATACCTGATAAACCAGAAACACCTGATATTCCACTCAATCCGCTAATTCCTGATGTTCCGCTAATTCCACTTAAACCACTAATACCACTTAATCCACTAATTCCACTTATTCCTGATGTACCTGATATTCCGCTTAATCCTGAAATACCCGATAATCCTGAAATACCGCTTAAACCCGATATTCCTGATGTTCCAGATATACCACTAATCCCTGAAATTCCACTAATTCCACTTAATCCTGATGTACCACTTATACCTGATATTCCACTCTGGCCCGATGTTCCCGATATTCCTGAGATTCCACTAGTACCACTAATACCCGATATACCACTAATACCCAGTATACCTGATATTCCACTTAAACCCGAAGTACCGCTAATTCCTGAGATACCGCTTTGACCTGAAATACCTGATATTCCACTTATTCCGCTTGTGCCAATCAATCCACTTATACCACTAATACCTGAAGTACCACTAATTCCTGATATTCCACTTTGACCCGATGTTCCTGATATACCACTAATACCACTTAAACCCGATGTGCCTGATATTCCTGAAATACCTGAAGTACCACTTTGACCTGATATTCCACTAATTCCACTTAATCCTGATGTACCACTTATTCCACTTATTCCACTTTGTCCCGATATTCCAGAAATTCCTGAAGTTCCAGATATCCCACTTATTCCTGATATACCCAATAAACCAGAGACACCTGAAGTTCCTAATAATCCACTAATACCTGACGTACCTGAGATTCCTGATATTCCGCTAGTACCACTAATACCCGATATACCGCTGATTCCTTGTAAACCACTAATTCCTGACGTACCTGAGATACCCGAAATACCCGATATTCCTGAAGTACCAGATATTCCACTCAAACCCGATGTTCCTGAGATACCACTTAAACCCGAAGTACCTGAGATTCCTGAGATACCACTTTGACCTGATATACCACTCAACCCTGATATACCTGAAGCACCTGAAATACCTGAAATTCCTGATATTCCACTAATTCCTGATTGACCGCTTATACCACTAATTCCACTTAATCCTGAAGTACCTGAGATTCCTGATATTCCACTTTGACCTGATATTCCCGATATTCCTGATGTACCACTTATCCCACTTATACCACTTTGACCTGATATACCACTCAACCCTGATATACCTGAAGCACCTGAAATACCTGAAATACCACTTATTCCACTTAAACCAGATGTTCCTGATATCCCACTTATACCTGATGTTCCACTTATACCTGAGATACCGCTTTGACCAGAAGTACCACTTATTCCTGAGATACCGCTTTGACCTAAAATACCTGAAATTCCACTAATACCACTTGTTCCACTTAATCCGCTTATACCTGAAGTACCACTTATTCCTGAGATACCACTTTGACCCGATATACCCGATATTCCTGATATTCCTGACGTTCCGCTTATTCCACTTATACCACTAGTTCCTAAAATACCGCTTATACCTGAAGTACCACTTATACCGCTGATTCCACTTTGACCCGAAATACCACTTAAACCTGATATTCCTGAGCCACCAGTACCTGAGATACCACTAATACCAGATGTTCCTGATATCCCACTTATTCCACTTAAACCCGAAGTACCTGAAATTCCTGATATTCCCGATGTACCTGATATTCCACTAATACCCGACGTTCCTGATATTCCCGAGATACCTGAAGTACCCGAGATTCCACTTATTCCACTTATTCCACTGGTACCTAATAAACCCGAGATACCAGATGTACCTGAGATTCCAGAAATTCCTGAAGTTCCTGATATTCCGCTTATACCACTTAAACCACTAATTCCGCTTTGACCTGATATTCCTGAAATACCACTTGTACCACTGATTCCACTGATACCTGATATACCTGATGTACCACTTATACCACTGATTCCTGATGTACCTAATAACCCACTAATACCCGATGTTCCTAATATACCTGAAATACCACTTAACCCACTTATACCCGAAGTACCCAATAAACCCGAAATACCAGATGTACCACTAATTCCACTAATACCACTTGTTCCACTTAATCCACTTATACCTGATGTTCCACTTATACCACTAATACCTGAGATACCTGATATTCCTGATGTACCACTTAAACCTGATATACCTGAAATACCCGATATTCCACTTTGTCCTGAGATTCCACTTATACCACTATTACCTAACAAACCCGATATACCTGATGTTCCCAAAATTCCACTTATACCCGAAATACCACTTAATCCACTTATACCGCTAGTTCCTGAAATACCCGAGATACCTGATGTACCAGATATACCCGATATACCACTTTGACCTGATATACCACTTATTCCTGATGTACCTAATATACCACTGATTCCTGAAGTACCTGAAATACCTGAGATACCACTAGTACCTTCTATACCACTTATACCACTTATACCTGAAGTACCTGAGATTCCTGAAATTCCTGATGTACCACTTATTCCAGAGATACCTGAAGTACCTAAGATTCCTGAAATACCCGATGTACCTTGAATACCACTTATACCTGAAGTACCCTGTAAGCCTGAAATACCTGAAGTACCACTTATACCGCTAATTCCACTTTGACCTGACGTTCCTGAAATACCACTAATTCCGCTAATTCCACTTAAACCACTAATTCCGCTTTGACCTGAGATTCCTGATATCCCACTGATACCAGAAGTTCCTAATAAACCACTTATTCCTGAAGTTCCACTGATACCTGAGATTCCTGAAGTACCTGATATACCTAAAATACCACTTAAACCACTTGTGCCACTTATACCTGAGATTCCTGATACTCCACTAGCACCGCTAATACCACTTATACCTGAAGCCCCTGATAAACCACTAACTCCCGATATACCACTAACACCTGATTGTCCTGATAATCCACTAATTCCTGAAACACCACTCTGTCCGCTTATACCACTAATACCTGATGTACCACTTATTCCTGATTGACCGCTTATTCCACTTACACCCGATATTCCACTCTGTCCGCTTATACCACTAATACCTGATGCACCACTAATACCTGATGCACCCGATGTACCTACAGTACCACTTAATCCACTTAATCCACTTTGTCCTGAAATTCCTGATTGGCCACTTATTCCTGAAGTACCTACAGTTCCTGATAAACCACTAACTCCCGAAGTACCACTTATTCCCGATATTCCACTCGTTCCAACAGTTCCTGATATGCCACTAATACCTGAAGTGCCTACTAACCCTGAAATTCCACTTGTACCAACTGTACCTGATAATCCACTAATACCACTTGTTCCCGAAGTACCCACTATTCCTGATATACCACTTGTACCGACTGTACCTGATAATCCACTAATACCTGAAGTGCCTACTAACCCTGAAATTCCACTTGTACCTACTAACCCTGAAATTCCACTTTGTCCTGAAATTCCGCTCACACCACTTATTCCCAATACACCTGATTGCCCTAATAATCCACTAATACCTGATGTACTATTACCACTTATACCACTAATTCCTGATGTACTATTACCGCTAATACCCGATATACCTGATGTGCCTGCACCTGACAAACCACTAATACCACTTTGTCCATTACCATCCAAACCACTTATACCTGATATACCAACACCACTTTGTCCTGATAAACCTGAAGTTCCACTTTGTCCTGATAAACCTGAAATTCCACTTGTTCCTTGTAATCCACTAATACCTGATATACCACTAATACCTGATTGACCAGATATACCCGATATACCCGATGTTCCTGATGTTCCACTTAAACCACTAATTCCGCTAGTACCGCTTATACCACTTATTCCTGAAATACCAGAGGTACCTAATAAACCACTAACTCCTGATGTTCCGCTAATTCCTGAGATTCCTGATGTACCAGATATACCTGACGTACCTAATAAACCACTTATACCACTTGTACCAGATATTCCACTAATTCCTGACGCACCACCCAACCCACTTAGACCCGAGATACCTGAAGTTCCCAATAATCCACTAAAACCGCTTAAACCTAAAACACCACTTAATCCGCTAATACCACTTGCACCTGATAGACCACTTATTCCTGACGCCCCACTCAAACCACTAATTCCTGAAAAGCCACTTATACCACTAAATCCTGAGATTCCACTAAGTCCACTTATACCAGAAGTCCCTGAAAGACCTGATATACCTGATAGACCATTTATACCGCTTGCCCCACTCAATCCTGAAATTCCGCTTGCACCTGACAAACCACTGACACCTGAAAGTCCACTGATACCTGAGGTACCACTTAATCCACTTACACCGCTAAGTCCTGATATACCCGAAAGTCCACTAATTCCACTCGTACCTGATAAACCGCTAATACCTGATATTCCACTTAATCCTGATATTCCTGACAATCCACTAACGCCACTCAAACCACTTATTCCTGATGCCCCACTTAATCCACTTATACCACTAAAACCTGATATACCTGACAATCCACTTATTCCTAACGCACCACTCAATCCTGAAATACCACTTGTACCACTTAGTCCCGAGATTCCTGACGCACCACTGATTCCTGATGTTCCACTTAAACCACTAATTCCTGATGTACTATTACCGCTAATACCTGATGTTCCACTTAGTCCGCTAATACCGCTAAAACCTGAGATTCCACTCAATCCTGATATACCTGATAATCCACTGATACCCGAGGTACCACTAAGTCCAGAAATACCTGAAAGTCCTGATATTCCACTCAAGCCGTTAATACCGCTAAAACCTGAGATTCCACTCAATCCTGTAATACCACTAACATTAAATGTACCTCCGCTATTATTTGTAAATATTAACGTACTAGCAGCAGCGCTATATGTACCACCAGTTACAAATATATCTTTTGGTAAGTTTTGATATGTTGTTGCAGATATCGTATTTGCCGTTAATCCACTTAAGAAATTTGTCGACCCACTAACCGTACCACCACTTAACGGTAAATAGTTACCAGACGCTGTTGATGTTGAACCAGTTGTAAAACCTGTAACCTGAAATGTACCACCTGTTGAGTTAACAAATGTTGCAGTACCTGTACTATTATTATATGTACCACCTGTTACATAAACATTTGACGATGAACCAGTTATACCTGATAAACTTATAGTAAAAGCTGAATATTGGTCAATTCTATTTTGTGTTAGGATAATATTGTTTGATGACAGGGTAAACCCAGTCACAAAAGTATCATCAAGCAATAATGGCTCAATTATAAATGTTTCATTAATATCTCCAAAGTTATTTACACAGCTCATATTGTATTACCGATTAATTGAAATTTACCTGTTGCTAAATTTGATTTATAAACTCTTATACTAACAGTACTATTAGCACTTATTGCTATTGGCGATGTTAATGTCAATCCGTCAAACACCCCAACACCATTAACTGATATAACAATCCTGCTAATATCCTCAACATTTATTAGTTGGTTAAAACTAATAGCATATTGTGCATTAAATGAAAACCTAGGCTCAGACCTTGGTTTAAATACAAACGTATACGTTGCAGTATTACCTCTTACAATAGGGTCAAATATAACATTATGAAATGTTTTATTTTCATCCAACTCAATTAGTGTATAAACTCTATTAATTGTTGGAATAACCTCAAAATCATTTTCATCTAAAATATATCCAAGCAGTGTCATATCAAATAATTGAACATAAAACCTTCTATTTTCAAAATCGTCAATATTACTTTCATCACTAATACCTTCCAAATGAACAGGCATTGGGTGACCCTTAACGTTAATGTATGCTTGTCTTGACTGAAACGTTCTTTGAACTAAAGAATTTAATTTATTTAAATCTTTCATTCTATTTGTAAAAATCCTAACCTCATAACTAATATCAACCGATGTCGGTTGTGGTACTTTATATACATCAACGCCCTTTCTAGCACCATCCCAAGTTGGAACCTTCATATATGTATAGGTTCTGTTGCCTGGGATATTGTAGTTACCTGCTTGATTTTGCCCTACTTGCGCATCTGGTTTTCTAACGATTGTAATAAAGGGTAATTGAATATCTTTATATTTATCACTAAACTGCCAAGTTTTTGTAAACTCAGACCATCTTTGTATTGTTAAAAACAACACAGGTACCTTTTCACCATCAACAGTTATACTTAATTCATTTTTAACAAAATCAACAAATGTTTCATCCATATCTTCTTCAGAAACACCTCTAGGCAAAAATGTTCCATGGTCAGCAATATCATCAAGAATTTCTTGCCTTCTTTCTGGACCTATTTTACCTGGGTTAATGTTTATGTTATTTCTAAAGCCTTTTGGAACTGCCATTTCTTAATATTTAATTTAATTTTATACACCCCTAAATTCAGAAGCGTCTACTGGCGCACAAACAACTGTTCTAAACGCCCCTTTCCACCCCATTATTGTATGTGCGTTATCAAAATTCTTTTTTCCGTCATTTGAAACACTAAAATATCTTATATCTGTTTCAGTCACTGGGTATCCTATATAATCACCGTAAGCTATATCAATTTTCTGTTCAGTAAGCTGAGCATCATAAATACCAAATGTCAATTGCCCATCTTGTAAATATCTAGCCGAACCATTTGAATTATAACTTTTATTTTCTGGCTCTGCCATTATAGGTATTACCTTAAGCTCAATCGGTGGAAAAAATCTAATACCATCTTTAGTTGCCTCGGTATACAAATTATCATATTGCGTCATATCTCTGTCAACTCTATAAAGGATAAGAGTAAAGTTACCATCACCCTCAATAGCCTCCCTACCCATACTAACTTCTAGTTCAAAATCTTCACCAGAAAAAAACTTGTTTATACGCGTAATTGGTGTTATTTTAGAGTTTGCCATATCTTTTATTCATAAATATTTAGATTAAGTTAAATATTCTTAAGTACTTGATTTTATTTGATATTTTATTATATTAGTAATATAATATTTATATTAAAACACAATCAAATTGATTAATCTTGATGATATTAAAGGTCATTCAGCGCTTAGCCTACTGGAAGAATATTCTGGTATAAATCCGTATATTCGCAAAATGAAAAAAGAATATTTAAAAAACAAAAAGGTTAAATTAACGGAAACGCAAATAAAATATATTATTGATAACCACCAAAAAGAACCTATACCTATAAATAAAGTCGTAAATATTACACCTTTTTTAGGCGAAGAACTTCAAAAAAAAGAAGAATTATCATTTCTTCCAGAAAGAGTTTTGATTGAATACATTTTAGCAGAAAACGAAAAAACATTTCATGTATATGGTAAATTAAAAAGAAACCAAACAGAATCAAAAATGTATTGGTTACCAAAAACACAAGTTTTGGATGACCCATATTATGAAAAAATAGATATAGAAGTAAATTTTGATAAATACAATGATATCTTAAAGAAGAGTGGCAAACAATTATATCAGCATCAGGAAGAAGGTATCAAGTTCCTTTTATCTAGAAACGGAAGCATATTAGCTGACGATATGGGTCTTGGTAAATCAATACAGTCAATTATAGCAGCTCTAGAAAGCGGTGCTAAAAATATACTAATTGTCTGTCCTTCAGCGGTTAAGATAAACTGGAAACGTGAAATTAATGTATTTTGTGATGATGTTGCAATTGTTGAAGGTAGGAAATGGCAAAAAGCAAAGTTTACCATAATAAACTACGACATTTTAAAGAATTTTCATACATTAGGTGACGGCAAGAAAAAAGAATCTACTGACCCTGTATTAGAATACAATAGACATATTGTTAATTCTAATTTTGATTTAGCAATTGTGGATGAAGCACATTATTTAAAAAACAATAAAAGTATTCGTGGAGAAATTATGGTTGACTTAACGGTTAAGTATAATATTGACAAAGTTTGGTTGTTAACTGGAACACCAATCGCTAATAGACCCATGGACTTTTTTAACCTACTAAAGATAATAAAGTCACCAATAGCTGACAATTGGCAATATTTTGCTACTAGATATTGTGATGCAAGAAAAATGTTTAGAACATTAAAAAATGGTCGTAAAAAACAAATATGGTTAACGGATGGCGCCTCAAATCTAGACGAATTAGCAGCAAAAACAAAAAATTTAATTCTTAGAAGATTGAAAGAGAATGTGTTAGATATGCCAGACAAAATTATTACACCTATGTATCATCAATTATCAGATAAGGGATGGGACGAGTATGATAGACTTTGGGAAGACTATTTGGAAAAAAGAAAAGCTGAAAAAAAGAAAGGTCCAGTACAAAAAGATTTAGTTGAATTAATTCTTTTAAGAAAATTTATTGCGATGGAAGCAATTCCACAAACAATTGAAATGGTTGAAAATATATTGGAAACTGGTAAAAAAGTTATTATCTTTACTAGTTTTACAGATGAGTTAAATGAATTAGCGGAACATTTTGATAAATTATGTGTAACACATAATGGTCCTATGAATGATAAGGAAAAACAACGTTCAGTTGACAATTTCCAAAATAACGATAAAATTAAAGTATTTATAGGTAATATTAAATCAGCTGGTGTTGGTATTACATTAACAAAAGCAAATTTCGTTGTATTCAATTCATTTGATTGGGTCCCAGGCCAAAACGAACAAGCTGAAGACAGAGCATATAGAATTGGGCAAAATAACAACGTAAATGTTTATTATCAAATGTTTGAAGATACAATATCAACAAGAATGTGGGAAACACTTAGAACAAAAAAAGATATTATTTCCACAATCATAGGTGATAGCCAACTATCCGATGAAGAAATTATTGAAATAATGACAGATAAATTAATTGATGAAGACAATGGTTAGATTATACACAGTTGAAAACTGCCCATATTGTGCAGAATTAAAAGAAATTTTTAAAAACGAAGGTGTTGAATTTGTTGAAGTTGATGTTAATAAACCAGAAAATGAACCTGAGTTTAATAAGCTATATGAAATAGCAAAATGTGACGATGTACCAATGGTTAAAGTTGGACCTCAAATCCTTATTCCACATACTTCATTTAGAAGTATTAGAGAAGCTGCCGATTTAACTAAGAAGTTTTTAGTTTAATTCGTTATTTTCAAATATTTATAAGAAAATAACAAATATGGCAGTTAGCTCAGAAGACCGTGATAGATTATTCACACAATTTAGACATTCAGTTGGTGCACCTATTCGCCAGATAGAGATGACAGATGACCAACTGTGTACCTTATTAGACATAGCAATAGAAGACTATGCTCAATATGTTCAAGAATGGCTTGTAGAACACCAATGGCTATCAATTCTTGGCAAAAATATCGATACAATTGATATGGCATTTGCACTTAGTGTTAGGTCATTTGATTTTGTGACACAATACACATACGCTTATTCAAAACAAGTTGGCTTACAAATAGCTGGCCCATGGGAATTGAAAAAAGATTATGTTGAACTTGAAGAAGGTAGACAAGTATACCAAATCCCTGCAGGTAGAGAAATAAATGAAGTTCTTTGGTTGACACCAACAGCTATTAGTCAAGCATTATTGGCAAATTATGGTGGTATCGATTATGGGTTTGGCGGCGGATTTGCACAAATGGGCGGTGGTTACGGGACAGCTGGTACAGGTACTGGTGGTGGTAGAAGTGGATATTATATATCTCCAGCTTTTGATATCCTTTTAACAGCTTCAGATATGAATCTTAAAAATAGAATCGTCAGAAGTGAATTAGTATATAAAATAACAGCAGGTCCAAATGGTACAAAACTATTACATCTCCTAAGTACCCCAGGCTCAAGACTATCATTTGGTCAAGGTATTGGTGGTGTTGGCAACTCAATTAACTTAGCTGGCTGTCAAGTATGGTATCACTATTATGATACAGATGGCTCAAACGTAGACGAATGTAGAAGAGATAATCCAGATATCATTAAATTACCAAATGAAGTACCACTTTCAAAATTAGATTATTCAACATTTAACGAACCAACTAAAACTCTTATTAGACAATTATTTATTGCTGAAGCAAAGAGAGCGCTAGGTAGGGTTAGAGGTAAGTTTGGAGGTATTGTAGGTCCACCAGAGGCTGAAAGAACAATGGACTATGAAACCCTTATCAGCGAAGGTAACGACGAAAGAAAGGCTGTTTTAGAAAGATTGGACGCAAGACTTGACAGACTTTCATCCACAAAACAACTTGAAAGAGCTGCAAACGAGTCAGAATATTTAAATAAACAATTAAAATATAGACCGCTAGGTTTCTGGGTATATTAAAATATTAATGGGAGGCAAAACCTCCCATTTTTTATTAAAAGTTCCATTCATCATCTTCCATTTCATTTGTTTCTGCTTTTAGACTATCCATTAACATTTTAATATAATCAACTTCAACAACTGGCTCAGCATTAGACGTAATACTCTTTGTCTCAATCTCAAAATGAATTTTTTCAAGCTCTGGAATAAATTCATCGGTAACATCAACATCTTCATTATCATCGTCATCTTCTTCCTCTTCATCATCTTCTTCTGTTTCTTTCCTTTGTTTAACAGGTTTTAAGTTTAGTTTTGCTTCTATTGAGGTTATATTTTCTTTTAATGAAAGGATATCATCATTTGATAATTGCTCACCGCCCTCTTCTATTTTTATATCCTGCTCTGATTTATATTCTAACCATAATTCATATCTATCATCAGACTGTTTATTGGTATCTTTATACCAGTAACTTCTTTCAAGTGCTTCGTTCTCATATTTAAACATATCATTAACATGATATAATTGAACACCCCATTTCCTAGAAATAAAATAACCGTTCTCGTTAACTGTTGCAATTATCAAGATTTCTTTTGGTAGAATTAATTTTTCTGTTACATCATCTAACTCATCAATTTCCATTTGTTTAAATATACTATCTAATCTACCTAACTCAAATTTTATTCCGTTTTCTCGTTCAATAATCATTCGTTGACGATAATCATCCCTAATTGTATACCAAACATTATCATCCATGTTATTTGGTACCTTATTAACAGAATCCCAGAACCTTATTTCCTTGTCTTCCATTGTCATAAGTTCTTCGTATGTATCTTGGTCTGTTGGTTTATTTGGCATACCCGATACGAGCACACATTGTTCTTCAGTGAATACATTTTTATCTGTTAACTTTTCGAGTTTAGTTTTTTTATCTTTTTTAATAGTTAACAATATTTTTTCTCTGATATCAGAATGAAAACAAACTAATAGGGGTTTTACCTTTTTATTAAATGATTCCAAATATTTTGAAACGTTATACTCATCAGTTAATAGCCCCGATTCAATCAATTCAATTTGAGAATTTATTTCATTTATCTTATCTTCATCAGTTACATCAACCAATATCTTTTTTAATGTTTCAATCTCCTTAACCATTTCTAAATTCGAATCAACAACTAACTGGTCAATTAACTGACAATTAATTTGTATTTCTGTTTCAAATTTAGGGTGATGACCATGAGTATTAAAATATGTTTCCAACTCTTTCTTGGTCATCTTAGCCCTATTCAATGTCTTTATATCACCTTGTGTTTTACCCTTACCTGTATTAACATAATATATCGTATCACCAAGATTAACATTTAAACCGTGTTTAACAGCTAGCTCCATATGCGCTTGTTTAGGCATTGGATTACCAGCTTTGTTTTTCTTATTTGCTTTAGCTTTATATTCTGAAATAGAACATTTAACTTTTGATTTAGATGCAATCTTAACTAACGGTATATTGTAGTTATAAATTTTATCTACATAGTCATGGTAATGGGTGATGAATTCTTTACCTCTGCCATCAAGTAACATTCTAATTGCTTTATCTAAAAAATCTTCGATATAAACAGGCATCTTTTTAGATTTAATAGAGTTACCTACAAATTTAATTTTACCGCCAATATCATTTGCATAATTCTTTCTAGAGAAGTTGATAGTTGAATTACAGATATCATCAATATCCAAACCCATTCTACCAATCATATAGTTTTCGTTAAACTCAGCCAACACCGCCTCTAATCCAACCAATTCAACACCAGCATTTTTTTCTGTTTTCCAATGCGAACCTATAGCTAAATATTTAATATCGTTAATATTATCAGGGAACGCAAAGTTGAAACCGTCCGTATCACCAACAAGTGCTTTAAAACCGTACTTCTCACTAAAATGCTTTACCATTAATCTAAGATATTGACGTCCACGACAAGTAGTTTCTTCAGCACAATTAGATTCTCCCCAATTAAAAATATATGGTGCACCATACGCACCAAACCAAGAGTTTGCAAGTATCTTTAGTGGTAACTGCTTTTTATCATAAAGATTAGCAAGTGTTTTATTTTTTTTCTTTTCTTCTTTTAATACTTTTAATTCTTCTTTACTAATAGTTGAATCTTTTTCAACAATTTCTTTTTCAAAATTTTTCGCCAAGTACTTATGTTCACCAGTTAAGAATTTAAACTTATCACGAGTATCAACAATATATGTTAATAACCCTTCCATAACACCACTAATATCCAAATCTGGAAAAATACCATGAGTTATCTCTGTCTTAGGATAAAGAGCTGCATAATCAAGCTTAACAACATTCCTAGCGTAACCCACTTCAAGTAACCTAGAAAGGCCACCCGTAAATTCTCTTTTTGGTTCTGTTTCTGGAATTGCTAATTCATTTTCATATGACCAAGCCGCCATGATTAATTTCCACTGACTAGCAGTACCCATAGTAGAACTTCTACTATATGTTGTAGGTAAAAGTTTAGAAATCAAAAACGCCGCCTGATTAAATATATTATCAATCTGCTCCGTTTCCCAAAGGTCATCCAATAGATATCTCTTAACAATATAGTCACCACCAACCTCTTCATACCCTTCTTTTAAAGGCATTCTATCGGATATCTTATAATAATCACCGTTAGTATCATTTAAGGCATATTTGCTTTCTTTATCAGACCATGTTGAATGTATTTTATCACCAGCAACATATACCCTGTTTGGTTTTGCAACGTCAGAATATTTTGTAATGTACTTTAATCCCCAACTTTTAATGTCTGAGTTAATTGCTTGCGCTCTACGAACAGAATGAGCGATATCGATAATATTATAACCCCACATGTAAGTTTGTTCAAAAGCTTCTTGTTCGTTACCAAGCTTAAGCATTGCTGGTTTTCTTTTTAATGGTGTTTCGCCATCTAGAGTTATAGCAATTGCATGTGTTGATATATTTAATCTATCACATCTATCAATAATAAATTTCCAATCAAAAGACTCTGAGTTATAACCGCTAATAATGTCGGGTTTAAGATGGTCGATAATTTTAAAAAAAGTTTTTAAATTTTTTCTTTCTGAATCTCTTTTCTCCTGCGGTGTATCGCCAGTTGTTTCTAACACATATTCAAAACCTCTATTATCTTTCACACCTATTTGGAATATTGCGTTTTTAGACCCCAATAACCCCTCTGTCTCCAAGTCAAACTGAAAACGATGCAAGTCATTATAATCTTCCATACCCTTAAAGAGCCTGATACCTGACTGAATCATAAATTGTTCAACAGGCGAAAACATGAAAAATAGTTTTGAATATTTTTTATCAAAAACATCAATACCACCTTCTTTAAAAAATTGTATTAAATTATTATAAGAACCTTTACATTGAGCAATATATTTATATCCGTTTTCTAATCTTTGGGGTACATCACCATTATCGTGATGTGTTCTAAGAGCTTTTATTTTAATATTATGCTTTTCTCTAGCAGCAATAATTTTACTTCTCTTGCCCTCATACATTATTTCCGTAACATCATGCTTAAACCATAAAAATGGTTGAAACTTATGTTTCTCTATTTTTTTACCTTCATCGGGGTCGTTTATAATAAGGTGTACAAATGGCTGATTGTAACTAGCTTCAATACTAACAACGAATCTTTTAGGGTTACTACCATTCAAAAAACTTTCAATAACTTCAGGTTCTACCTTATTTTTATTCTCACTCATTATAAAATATTTTTACAAATGTACAAAAGATTTTATTCCAAAACAAATTATTTTGGTATAAAAAATTTGAGCCCTTATGTAGGGCTCAACAAATATACGAAATATTTTTTAAAGATACAAATCCAAGTCCTCATCAACTTGACTTGATGTACTATTTAATTTTGCGACCTTATCAATTTCATCAATAATAAATTTAGCCACATCAGAAATAACTTTTATATTTGCTAAAATTTTTTCTTTATTGGCTTTCCATAATGCTAGATATGTTGTTTGATGGGTAACTGGTAACCCATAATGTTTCATTACGATATATGCAACACTTTCAGCTTGCAGCTCTTTGATTGCGCTGTCATATTTAACTTCATCACCTTGATAATATATTGAGGACTTTTTCCAATGCATTAATTCATGCGCTAGTTCATGAATAAGTGTTGATACTTCACCAGCCCCCTCAACTTCAGATGACATATTGATATGATTACCAGCGGAATATCCTTTCTCACCAGCTTTTGCATCACCCTTTGTTAATTTAACACCCATAGCATCAAGAATTTCTGATAAATACTTATATAATTCTTTTGTTCTTTCTGTTGGTTCACTATCTTGAAACCATTTTGGTGCTTCAGGAACATCACCTCTTTCGTCAATTGCTTCTGTATCAGAAATATCAAATACGTACACTGGCATAAATCTAACTGGCATGCCCTTTTTAACTTCGTTATCTAATTGTGCGTCATTAACTTGAGTATCATCTTTTGCCGTTTTTGACATAACAGGTGCAAATATCATAATTCCTTTTGCCCCTTTTTTAACCCTTCTAAATTTCTTCTCCCATTGTCTAAAACCAGCAACTTTTTTTGCGTCTGGTTTTTGAATCCATATAAGTAATGTGTTATAAAAACTATGACCTCTAAACCCAGCAAAAAATGTAAGATACCTCTTAATTTCTGCTGACATTGCTTTTTCGTCGGTAGCATTTGCTAAATCTTGAACATACATATTAATTTTATCCATAAGATTTCCCTTACCTTTAAAATCTTCTGAATTGGAAATAAATTCTTCTAAATTTTCAAGCTTATCAATAAATTCACCTGACTTATTAATATCAGATAAAACTTTTTTAGCGTTTTCAAAATTATCCATATCTGTTACCCAAACTGGAGCTGGATAATTAGCGCTTGGCCCCCATTTAAAACCAGAAGCTTTAAGTGTTTCTTTATTTCTAAATGTTTCTTGTGATGCTTTTTTAGCGTCAGCCTCATTTGACTGAACTACCAACATATTTTTTTCTTTATCGGCCTTAAGTATTAATGCTTCATCAAGCATTTGTTTAATTAAATCTTTCATACTTTATTTTTTTATACTTCCTTCTAGGACATTTATAAATAATTCATCTTTAATCGGAACGATTAATGTTCCACTACCATCTAAAAATTCTATCGTAAAAGTACCAACATATCTTCCAGCTTTTTCAGTATCCCTTTCAGAAAACTGATAAACTAAATAATATTCTTCACCAACACAATCAACGGGTATTACTAATTGAGTACCAGCGATTTTTCTACCGATTCTTTTAACACCTGTTGTTACATCAGACATGCTAAAATATATTATTGAATTTTGAATTTGTTCAAAAAATCTTCTGAAATCATTTCTACCATCTTGAATTAATTCAAGTTTTAGAATGGGTAATGTTGCGCCTTTGTTTATAAAAAATTCCATTTTGTTATTATAAATATTTTAAATATTATCCAAGTTTTTGCCAAGTTGCACCATCCCAACCCCACCATCCCTTAGATGTTATTGCACCGTCTGTGGATGTAGCATATATTAACAACCCTTCAGCTTTTGAACTTATTGCATTTGCTTGTACGCCTGTCATTCTAGGTGGTAAAAACCCTTTAGATGTTGATGTCAAATCTAATATCGCACTATCATTTGGTTGATTGGTTCCAATACTCACAGCACCAGTTGCTGTTGCTGCACTATTTGGATTAAGGCTTGAATTTGCGTTAACACCAAATATTACACCACCTATGTTTATACGATTTGTTGAGGCAGGAGGAAGTGTAAGATTATAACCAATAATGATATTACCACTACCAATTGAACCTAAATTATAGTCTCTGTTATCACCAGCCCTATAACCAAGCAATATTGATGTCGATGCACTAACCGAATTAATACCTGCTTGATAACCAATAAATGTTGAACCACTAGCACTTGTTGCGCCTTTACCAGTGTCCTCACCAATAAACAGTGAGTAACTAGCGTTAGTTGCACCACTACCAGCATTTCTACCTATAAATTGAGAACTACTTGCACCCGAAGATGCTTGTCCAGCAGCAGTACCAGCAAAAAATGAATAATCTGCGCTTGTTGCGGCTCTACCTGCATTGCTACCAATAAATTGAGCATTACTAGCCGATGTTGCTTGATAACCAGCTAATGAACCAATCATAATTGAACTACTTGAATTGGTTCCGCCTAACCCAGCAGCTCCACCAATAAATATTGAATTATTTGCACTAGCAGCATTAGAACCCGCCCCATCACCCATAAAAATTGAACTACTTGCATTAGTGGATTGGTAACCAGCTTGGTTACCAAAAAAGAATGAACCATTAGCATTTATAGCACCATATCCAGCCCTATCACCAATAAATGTTGAACCAGAGGCATTAGTTGCTGACGTACCAGCACTTAAACCAAAAACAAACATAGATGCGGATAAAGCTTTAGCGCCACTACCAAAAGCTATAGAACCAGTACCCGTTGCTAAAGGTCTAGTTTCAGGTGGTGTATTATTTTCATCGTACCAGTAAAGTGTTGTATCACCACTGGAAATAACGCCGATATCACCGATGTTTCTAAATGAAACATTTCCGTTAGATTCTCTTGTTAATAACTGAGTAGCTGTAGCACCACTAGAAATACCAGACAATGTAACATTACCACCAAAATATGTTGTACCTGTTTCAACCTTTAATGCGTAGCTAGTTAAGCCTGTTACGTTTGTACCAGCAATTGGTGCACCTGCAATATAAACGTTTGTTAGGGCACTATATGTTTTACCTGTTAAAGCTGTAAACGTTGGTATTGCAAAACTACTAGCAACTGTTTCACTTGTAGCGGTAGGTGTTAGTGTTGAATCAGTATAACTAGTTGCTAATACCCTAGTAGCAATACCGTTAAGGCCCCAGTTGGTGGTGGTAATACCAGTATTATTTATAGATAGTGTTGAATTAAATGTTGCTGTGTGTGCCGAAACACCACCAGAAACACCAACAGTAGTAAATGATGCGTAGTTCGTTGGACCATTACGCAATATTATTGATTTTGATTGCTCAAATGGTGTCGATAACCCAACTTGAAATATCAACCCACTATAAGGGGCAGATGGAGTTATTATATTTCCTCTACCACCGCCAAGCGTTATTTGTGATGCCCTAGTTATATCACTGTCATCAATTTGTAATATTCTAGTAGTAGTACCAGCGTCATATGTAAATGTTGGTGAATGTGTTATAACGCCAGCGGAAGTAAAAAAGGGTATTGATTTATTAGTACCACTAAAATTAACTAACTCATTATTAGCATTGGTTGCAACTATTTTTGTTGTTGCCGATACAGCTGTTAATCCTTCTATTTTCACTGGATTAGTAGCTGCAGATACATGTAATTTACTTGTTGGGTTGGACACACCCATACCAACATTACCACCACTCATTACAAGCGTATTTGGATTTGTTGAGGAACTAAAACTCAGTGTTTTACCACTCAAATCAACAATTCTATTAGTTTGTAAACTACCATTACCATTATATATTGATGTAACACCTGTAATTGTTAAATTCTTTGATGGGTCTGTAAATGATAAGTTTATATCACCATTTACACTATTATATGTCGCAGCACTTGTGTATATATTTGTATATCCACTTGTAAAACCAGAAACCTGAAAAGTGTTACCACTATTTGTTGTAAACGTAACAATACCTGTTGTTGAACTATAAGTACCACCAGTTACAGTCATATCACTAGCCAATATACTTAAACTTCTAGTTTGAGACCAACCATCATTTCTACTAATGGTCATATCAAAATTAGCTTGGTTAAAAGTAAAAGTATCTACATACTTGTCATTTGATGCTGTAAAAAAACCAGTAACATTAATTGTAGTATTATCGCTATTCTGAAGCGAAAGAACACCTAATGAATTATCATATGTTGCAGCTGTAACGGAACCGCCACCACCACTGCCATCAGCCCCTGCTGGACCTGCTGGACCTGCTGGACCTGCTGGGCCATCCGCACCTGCTGGGCCTGATGGGCCAATAAAATTGTCTAGACTAACTGATAATATATCTCCGTTAATTCTATTTAAATTTAGTGTTGTTCCGTCTAAATTTACGTTATTTATATCTAAACCCTTTAGAAATATAAAATTATTATCAAGCTCAGCTTGACTTAAAACACTACCTTTTGTTTCGTCACCGTATGGACTTGTTTGAGTCCTTAATATTAGTTTATTTGACATATTTGTTTTTTAGATACTATATTAATAAAAAATACCCAAATATAAATATTCACCAAAACCGTTTTGACAAATAAAATATTTGGGTATTTCTATTGTTGGTTAAACTTATTGCTTTATAAATAGTATCGATTGACCATACGTTGTTGCAACATAACTACCAGAAGGTAAGTTTCTTACACCAACCCAATCACCATTAGCTGAATAACGTGACGTTTTAACAGTACTTCCTAATATATTTTTAATAACCATATTTCCAGATGTATTTGAATTTATATATATTGACCTTCTACTTGAATTATAATAAAAACTTGTAATAATAACTGAAGAACAAGACCTTTGTAAGCTATCATTTGGTGGAATACCAGTACAACCAAGAGGACCGCTAGTGTATGTTCTAGATTGTAAGCCATTAATACACGTACTCCATGGGCTATATATAATAGTACATGGGGTTGAACAAGGTCTTTCAACACTATCAATTGGTGGTGTTGAATTACATCCGCTAGGTGTTGATGTATATGGTCTAGTTTGAATGCCATTGGAACAAGCACCCCATTGACCATAAGTAAATGCACAAGGAATAGGAACAACATTATATTGCGCGTAAAGACCAATAGACGGCTTATCAATTATTGGATTACCTTCAAAATCAACTGTAAAATTTGGTGTTGGTAAAGCATTTAATACACCGTAACTTGTATCGATTAAATGTAAGTCCCAGTCTTCTGGATAAGTTGCGGTTGTGTCTCTAAATATTTTTGTTGTTATAACCCTTTCACCACTTTGTAATGTACCTCCTAAAGTTGAGGTATATCTTACAGAACCCAAAGGACAATAAATATTATTACTTCTCTTAAACCTATTTCTATCATAAACGCCTTGAACCCCAGTTGTCCAATAAAAGATATTATTTCTCATATCAAACATTGTGTCTATATTTGAACCATAAAGCGTATTATCACTAGAATATTGTATTGTAACTTTTTTACCTCCATAATTAGCAAATGAACTATTGCTCGGCGCTGTCCATGTTTGGTCTGACACAGGTAAATAATATTCAACGCTTGTTGTTGTTCTAGATTGTGTACAAGGAACACTTAGAGTAAGTTGATTCCCAGATATATTTGTAACGGTAACTGTTTGATAATTTTTACCTAATAAAGAATCATTATTTATAAATGCTACCGAACCAATTAAAATCCCAGAAGCATTACTTACGGTTATAATATTTGAACCTGCTGTTGTTGTAGTTGTTGGTCTTAATGGATAGTTTGGTGGGTTAAATGTACTATAAGGATTTCTACAAAACCACCACGGGTTTGGCGTACCAGGTGCAAACCCCTGACCATCACCATAAGTATCTTTACCAAAACCCCAACCTATGTGTCTATCTTTATTATTTGATATAACAACATTATTCCAAAATGCCATATGGTGATTATTACCAGCAAAAACATCACCAGCAGTCCCATGAAAATAAGCCATCTGTTCACAATTAATAATTTTATTAAAAGCAATTGTGTCGTATTGACTACCACCATTAGGGTCGTAAGAATCTAAATTGCCAAACTCCATCATACCATTACAATCAACAACAGTATTATAGCAAATTTTAGAATTATATAATGCAAAAACATCAAATGCAACACCACCTAATCCAGTACATGAACCAATTCTACCTGATTTAGCCCAAGCACCACGAATATAGTTATGGCTTATTTCAACCCTAATACCAGTTAGCCCTTCAATAGCGCCAGCCATAATATCATTTATGCCTGCAGTATCTGAACTTGATTTAAAATTTGTAAAGGAACAATTAGTTATTTTTGAATCTACAGCAGCTAATCCTTGTATACCGTATATTGTATTATTAAATTTACAATTTTTAATTACAAAACGAGTAACCATATATTTTCTTCTGGTTGTATCGCTATAACTATTTCTAGGTATAGATGATGTACCATTTGTCCATTCACCAATTATCCAACCACCTGAGTAACCTGGGTTTGTTTTATCTGATTCAGGAACCCTAAAGTCATTACTTTGAATACCATCTATGACAATGTCGTGGACACCAGCAAATTCTATTATACCTCTACCTTCTCTTGTATATGGCCAACTTGATACTGGATAATAAGCTCTGGGGTGTAACCAATTAGGTAATGGTAACGATGGGTCACCATAATTTGTAAAAACTATTGGATTATTAGGTGTACCACTTGGCGCTGTAAAGTAAGTACCGCCATCGTTCCAATAATACGCTGCGCAGTAATTATCATTTGGGTTACCATAAAAAACATCACCTCTTTTAAAACAAATCGTATCCCCAGCTCTAAAAGTTGAAGGTCCATTTGTCCCTGTTGACATGGAAGTTAATTTCCTCAAAGTAGCCCATGGCGTTGCTTGATTTTGAGCTTGTGTTGTAGTGTAATTGTCGCTACCTGTTGAACTAAAATAAAATTTTCTAGCGTAAGTTGTTGTTAATGTAATTAACAAAGTTAAAAGTAAAACTGTTTTTTTCATTTTTTTTTATTTTTTTTATTATTTATTAAAATATATTATTAAGCCGAAGGAATGGTAACCCAAGAATAACCGTTCCATCTTTTTATTGTTGCCTTAACCCAAGAAGAACCATTCCATCTTTTAAATGCAATTAACTTAGAAACCCATGCTTTACCATTAAAAATTTTAGTTTGATAAGGTGTTGCTGGAATAGATAAAAAATAATCCGTCATTGCTGAGGTTATACTTTGTTGTTTTTGACCAAAAAAAATTTTGTTTTCTAATGACTCTGGTGTCACTAGTGATGACCTAAGCGGGTATTTACCTTGTCCAGTGTTTGGCATATTTTTGTTTTTATCCTTTTGTAAATATTATTTGTCCCGTGATTGCTGGTGCTGTGGTACCAACTGGCATAAAAATTAAAAACGGTACAGTATTGTCAAATAATCTTGGAAATCCAGATGTTATTGCATCAACTTGATTACCAAATCCAGCGCCTATATCTACACTAGCTAATATTCTATAACAAACTAAACTAAAATTTCCAGTAGTACCAATACTGCTAATTGAAAAATTTCTAACTTCTTTAGCGCCAGTATGACCACTAACAAATGCGATAGGGTAAATAGCCCCAATCAACGAAGTTGCACCAATACTTGTTGTACCCGTTGCTTGAACGTTATTACTACTAGTATAACCAATACTTACCGTTGACCCAACAGAAGTTGTTGCTGACGTTACTTCAACACCAATCAAACAACCCTCACCATTTATTGATTGGTTAATATCTCTAGCGGCAAACGCTACAGAATTTACTGTTTGTACTGTTGTCGTATTTGATAAAACACCAGAATTTTGCCATAATCTGTCGCATAATAACAATGTACCCGCACTATTACTTAAAGCTGAAAATTTACTTAAATAAGTATTTTGTCCAGCTGTTGGATTAGTAAATGGTATTTGACCAGTATATGCTGTTAAAGCAGCACCAGCAATACCAATAGTTGTACCCGATGCCGAACCAGGTAGCCCACCCGCATATAATAAACTATATAATCTACCAGCTACAGTAGTAGTACCTGCTTTGTAAAAATTTACAGGTATTGTTGCACCTGATATTATTCCGTCTAATGTTGTTATTGCCATATTTTATTTTTTTTATCCTTGTGTATATATTATTTGTGCTGATAAAGTTGGTACACCTGCTGAAACATCGTGCCACATTAATAAAAATGGAACGGTATTATCAAACATTCTTGGAAATCCAGATGTAAATGCGTCAACACTATTGGTTCTACCCATTCTATAATCCACCGATGACATTATCCTAAACGCAACTAATGAATAAGCCCCAGTATTACCTGTAGCACTATGTGTAATAGTACCAATAGCCTTAACACCCGTATGACCCGATAATAACGGTACTATTCTAAACGTACCAGCCGATTGAGTGCTAGTCATAGTAACTGATGTTGAACCTGTTGTATCTGTACTAGAGGTATATGTAATAGTTAAAGTGTTAGTTGCCGATAACGCCATAGTTGTTGAAATCTCAAACCCCAAGTAAATACCTTCACCATTTGTTGATTGATTAACATCTCTAGGTGGAAATGTAACTGAATTTACTGTTTGTGCGCTTAATGTTGTAAGCGAAATGGAAGAATTATGCCACAATCTGTCACATAAAAAAAGAGTACCATTTAAACTTGTGGTTGTAGATTGTACATATGCGGAGAATCTACCTAAATAAGTATTTTGTCCAGCTGTCGGATTAGTAAATGGTATTTGACCAGTATATGCTGTTAAAGCAGCACCAGAAATACCTTCAGTATTTGCAGTAGCCCCACTAGGAAAACCAGCGGCATAAATTAAAGAATTAAGTTGACCCTGAGTAGCATACCCTGTTTTAATTATTTGTATCGGTTGGGCCAACCCACTAATAACACCATCTAAACTATTGATTGCCATTTTTTATTTTTTTTATTTTTTATACACTTAAATCAATCCAAATATCATTAAGTTGCGGCGCAACAGGTGCTGTTGCGGACGCTGTTATTGTTGATATTCCATTAGCAATAACAACATCTTGTCTATATGTTATAACACCATTTGAATCTGAGACTAAAAATTTATTATCATAATTTGTATTTTGTTGTAATCCCTCAATTCTTATTGGATTTGCTGTTGAATATACATGCAACGCATTTGTTATAGCTGAAGTAGCAACGTTAATACCAATTCTACCATTTGCTTGTGCTGTTGTAATTGGATTACCATCAATTGAACTATATGTACCAGTACCTAATAGGACACCACCAATATTTATACTATTTGTTGTACCACTAGGTAAAGAAATATTGGTACCAATAATAATATTATTTGAACCAATTTTATTACCTGTAACACCTTTACCAGCTTGGTAACCAATTAATGTTGAACCAGTAGTAGTGGTATTAAAACCTGCTTGAGTACCTATAAATACTGAATTATTAGAGTTTGATGACTGATAACCAGCTTGATACCCCATAAATGTTGAACCGCTAGAATTTTTTGTACTAAAACCTGCTTGATAACCCAAGAAATTTGAATTCGTTGTTCCTGATGATGTATAACCAGCTTGATAACCTAAAAAATTTGTATTAGTAGAACCTGATGATGTATAACCAGCTTGATTACCTATAAAAATTGCATTAGCTGCATAATTAGAAGCATATCCAGCTTGATAACCTAACATTACAGTATCGGTAACACCTATTACTCCCGTACCAGCCGCGCGACCAATAAAGGTCGAATTGGTAGCAGAATAAGCATCAGCACCACAATTCTGACCAATCATTACTGTATCATTTAAATTTTTGGTACGTTCACCAGCTGATTCATTTATAAATGTAGAATATGAATTACCTGTAGATGAATCACCAGCCAAACGACCAACAAACACGCTACGTGAACTATTTACAACACTAATTGCCGATTCAAATCCTATCGCTGTATTTTGAAGATGTGTATAACCAGATGGATTACCCCATCCTAGTGAACCCAAAGCGTTCCAACCACTTCTATAACCAACATAAACGCCATAAGTATCATTTGTCATACCATAACCAGCTTCATGCCCAATAATTGTCGAATTAAAATTATTTTTTCCAAACTTACTAGCTTGATAACCAATTGCAACTATTGATGAATTATTTCCATAAGAAGAAATAGTTGTAGCTGTTATACCTGTACTACCATAATTAGCTTGGTAACCAATTATGGTAGAACCTGACATATTATTTAATGATTGGTAATTAGCCTCATAACCTATAACATTTGAATAAGTTGATGCGCCATTAAATTGGTAATTAGCTCGATAACCTATTGCATATGAATGCGAAGAGCCGCTTGACTGATAACCAGCTTGCTCACCAATAAAAATAACATTTGTTGATTGCGCCCCACTAATTGATGACTGATAACCAGCTTGGGTACCAATAAAAATTGAATCTGTTGGTGTATGGTTATAACGACCAGCCTCAGACCCAATACCAATTGAAGCACCAAGCGTGTTACCATTACCACCAGCATTTGGCCCAATATATACTGAAGATGATGCCCCATTTGTACTTGCGCCAGCACCAAGACCAATAAGAACAGAATTAGAAGAAGTGCCAGACATACGTTGAGCCGCTTGATAACCAATAGCAACTGAACTATTTAAACTTGTACCAGTAGATGAAAATTGTCCTGCTGTTCGACCAATAATAACACTATTAGTGGCGGTACCACTAAAACTATCTACCGCATCATAACCTAAAATTACTGAGTTACCAATAGTCGAACCAGTATTAACATTCTTAGCTGCGTTTGGACCAATAATAATACTATTACTAGCGGTACCACTAAAACCTTGTGCTGCGCCATTACCCATAACAACAGCAGATGAAATTGTCGAAGCAGTCCAAACAGCGTTACCTGCATTTTGACCAATAAAAACACTACCACTAGCAGTACCAGCAAAATTTTGTGCTGCGCTAACACCCATAGCAACAGAATTAGTAAAACTTTTAGAATTATAACCAGCCAAACTGCCTATCAATACAGAACTACTAACATTATTTGCTAAATAACCAGCCGAAGAACCAACAATAACAGCGCTATTAGAAGAACCACTAATTCTTCTACCTGCATTATTACCAATAAAAACACTATTTGAAATAGTTGCAAGATTTGTTGTACCAGTAGTTGGGGTAAACGGTTGTGTTGCTGCAAGGCTACCAATCGCAATAACATTTGTAGCCTCATTTGCTGTTCCAGCACTTATAAGTGTTTGATACCCAACAGATATACTGTAAGTTAATCCAGTAGACCTAGAACCAGAATCGGTACCAATTAAAACACTACCGAATGAACCAATATTATTTAACCCAGCCCTATACCCTATATAATCGGAGTAATCATTTAAAGTTGCACCACTACCAGCTTGGTAGCCAATAAAATTAAAAAATTTGGTATCAGTAGCCCCACTACCAGCTTCATAACCAATTATATTACCATATTGTATATTACTAGACAATTTACCAGCTGAAGTACCAATAAGTGTTGTACCTGTTATGGCGGACGCTTGATAACCAGCTTGGTTACCAATAAAATTTAAATCACTATTTACGGTTACATCTGAAAAAAGAACACCCAAACCCGCATTGTAACCAATAAAATTCGAGAAAGTTATACCAGTTGATGATTCACCAGCACTAGTACCAATAAAAGTTGAATTGCTTGTATTACTTGCACTATTACCAGCGTCAGAACCAATAAAATTTGAAGAGTCTACATTAGTAGTCACATTACCAGCACTAGTACCAATAAAATTTGAGTTTGGGGAACCACTTGCAAGATACCCAGCATTATTCCCGATAAAATTAGAACTATCAGAACCTCTTGCCCCCATACCAGCAGCGAGACCAATAAAATTAGTAACTACAGAGCCTGTGGTGCCACTACCAGCATTCGTACCAATAAAATTTGAATTTGTAACACCTGTTGCCTCATAACCAGCATTAGCACCAATAAAATTTGAATTACTAGCATTAGTTGCTCCTTGACCAGCATAGGAGCCCATAAAGTTTGAATCACTAACATTAGTTGCACCATTACCAGCATTTAAACCAATAAAATTTGAACTACTACTACCACTTGCTTGATTACCAGCATTAGGTCCTAGGAAATTTGAATAGTAAGCATCATTTGCTGACGTACCAGCACCAGACCCAAAAAAGTTTGAATTGTAAGCATCAGTTGCGTTATTACCAGCATTTTGACCCAAGAAATTTGAATTACTAGCACCCGTTGAACTCTGACCTGCATAACCACCTATAAAATTAGAATATGTTGCATTTGTTGAATACTTACCAGCATTATAGCCAATAAAATTTGAATAGCTTGAACTAGTTGCCTCACTACCAGCAAAACTACCAATAAAATTTGAACTGGATACGTCTGGGCTGTTAATACCAGCATTATTACCAATAAAATTTGAATTGCTTGAACCAGTTGCTAAATAACCAGCACTATTACCAATAAAATTTGAACCTTCAGAATTTGACGCAGACTGACCAGCACTAGGACCAATAAAATTTGAAAAACGTGAATTATTTGTGCTACTACCAGCCAAATTACCAACAACAAACATAAGTTCATCTAAAGCTTGAGCGCCATCACCAATAGCTATTGAATTTGCTGATAATACAACTGGTGGTGTTGTTGGGTCTCCTGCTGGTTCAGCGTAATATTTTAAAGAAACTGTTGATGAGCCACCAGTTAAACCAGAAAGTGGATAAGCATGCAATACACCATCCAAACCAACACTCACAACATATGTATCAGCCGTTGTTGCTGTTAACCCTTGGAATCTAACTGGGTTTGTTGCTGCTGATATATGTAATGTATTTGTTGCTGCAGTTGTACCTAAACCAGTATTTCCAGATGCGTCAATGTACAACCTAATTGTACCAGCACCATTAGCAATAACGATACTATCTGTTAATCCGCTTGTAAGTTGTGGTATATTGTGTCCAATGACAAGGTTATTGCTTCCTGTTATAATACCTTTACCAGCATAATTACCGATATAAATATTATTATCACCACTTGTTTGTCCAGAACCAGCAATAAAACCAATTAGTATTGTATTGTTTAAAATAGAAGTACCAGTGTAAACGTTATTTAACAAACCAGTTGAAAAACCAACACTAGTATTACCAGTACCACTTGTATTATGATATAAAACGTAAGCACCAACGCCAGTATTAGCACTAGAAGTTGTATTATTAAATAGCGCTAAAGGACCAAAACCTGTATTATAAGAGCCTGTTGTATTATTTCTCATAGAATTAGTACCAACAGCTGCATTTATTATACCTGTTGTATTTGCACCTAATGAAACAAAACCAATAGCTGTGTTTGACGTACCAGTAGTATTTGCATTTAAAGCACTCGCACCAACTGCTGTATTATTATTACCGTTAGTAAAAACACTCAAAGCACCATTACCAATAGCAATATTACTACTACCACCTGTAAACCTATTTAATGCTAGATAACCAATTGCAACACCTAAACTACCCGTTGTGTTTGCAGCCAGCGCACCCGAACCAATCGCCATGTTTCTAATACCAGTAGTGCTTAAAGATAAAGCACCAGCACCAATAGCTGTATTTTCAGTACCTGTTGTATTATTAGTTAATGCGCTTGTGCCAATTGCATTATTACTGTGCCCACTTGTATTTTTTGCTAATGCTTGATAACCAATTGCTGTATTACTATAGCCGCTTGTAATCGCTGATAATGAACCAGCACCAATACCCGTATTACCACCGAAATTAAGTCCTGAGTTAATTGTTGCGAAGTTACCAGCATTTGCACCTAAAAATAAGTTATTAGAACCATATGTATGTATAAATCTATTTGAATTTTGATTTATGACACCAGAACTTGCCGATGTTGTACTAGGTATATCAACAGTTGTTGCGGATAAACTACCATTAACTGTTAAGCCTGTTGTTGATTGTATTATTGCTGTAAAAGTACCACCTGTTGAAGTGTTTATTGTAAATGTATTTGATGTTGGTGAATATGAAAAATTAGATATACTTGTATCAGTATATCCACTTGTAAAACCCGACACATCAAATGTTCCACGACCACTCAACGCCAACCAATTAGTTGTATCAGCTGTTGGAGGTATTGGACTAGGTCCAGCATTAGTAGATATTACAAAATAATCTTTATTATTACCGCTATAGGTAACAACCGTACTAGCAGTATATGCGGACACCGCTCTCCAATTACCAGCGTAATATAAACCAGTACGGCTATTGTTAACATTTGAATAGAATGTAACAACACCATTGTTTTTATTATAGGTTCCACCAGTTACAGTCATATCCGTCGCTAATATACTTAGATTTACTGTTAATGGTGAGTTATTGTTTTGGTTAATAGTTAAATCATAATCACCCTGACTAAATGTAAACCCAGTAACATAAACGTCTTTCGGCAATCCATTATATTGTGTTGCTGATATTGTTGTTGCTGAAAAAGTATTGGCAGACAATCCGTTGGTAAATAAAGTAGCACCATTAACTGTACCACCAGTAAACATGTCTATTGGTAAATTAAGATATTCATTAGCATATATTGTACCACCACTTATTGTATTAGCAGACAAACCATTTGTAAATGTTGTAAGTCCATTAACCGTACCACCTGTAAAATTATCTACTGGTAAATTAAGGTATTCGTTAGCATATATTGTACCACCACTTATTGTATTTGCCGATAAACCATTTGTAAATGTTGTAAATCCACTAACAGTACCACCTGTAAAGTTACCAACAGGTAAATTAAGATACTCGTTAGCATATATCGTACCACCACTTATTGTATTTGCTGATAAACCACCAGTAAATATTGTTTCACCATTAACAGTACCACCAGTAAAGTTACTAACAGTTTTTAATACTAAGTCATTATCGGCGATACCGCTATAATACCAATATTCAACCACACCAGAACCAGAGAAAATACCAACGGTTAGACCCTTTGTTCTTTGTAATGGTAGTATATTAGTATTGGCATCCGTAATACCACTCCATGGACCGTAACGGCTGTCCAATAATTTTGGTGAGATACTATTTATATTGTCACTAAGATTTATTGCCATATTATTTAATTATTTATATATTCTAATGTTTGTTGGTCAGTAGCATAAAGACTCCAATGCACTTTATAATTAACCCCAGACCAATAAGATTCTGGACTTTTAACAGGCTGTATAACAGCATCTGAAATAAAACCATATACATTACCAATATTGCCGTTATCCAAGACATCAGTACCCTGCCATTTTGTTTTTGTTGTATACCCAGAATAATAGGCAACCCAAATAAATTCACCAGTGTTTGGTGTATTATAAGGTACCGATATCGTACCAGACGCTGATAATAAAACTTTATTTGCCGTACCAGCGGATATGGTATCTGCAATACTCTGAGCTGTTGGTAATGTATCTGACTTACCCCAGAAATATGGGTATATACCAGTTATAGTAAATGTTGTTGAAGAAAAATTACTACTAGCCGCTTGTGGTGCGTTAACAGAACGCACAGCTGGTGTTCTTGTATCGACAACCCCCTTGTTATTATTTTTAGAAGACCCAGAAGCATAATTACCATCACCGTTATAAGTTGTTGTCGATGAATTACCCACTACAGGTGCTGGTATAGCATACGATTCGGAATATGACGGTGTCATTGTATATCTAAAATTAGGGTTATTAGGATTTGGATATGTAAACTGATTTGGGATATTTGGTTCTTGTGATACAGTAAATGTTGTATCGGTAAACAATGAAGAACCATTCCTTAACACCCTTAATTGTAAAAAAGCACCAGCATCATTTTTAATACCAAAAACACTAATATTCGGTGAATAAGTCAAACCAACCTCTAACGTTTGTGTTGATGGTCCCGTCATTGTAATTGTTGGGATTGTATATGTTGGATTAGCAACAGGGAATAAAATATCGTCAAACAACTGAACCAATGTTCTACCAGTCAATGAAGAAACCACTGTACCAGCAGACAAACCACCAACAGTTGTGTTCATTGCTAATGTTCCATCTAAAGTAGTATTATAAAGACTAAATAAACTATTACCATTTCTACCTAAACCAGTATTTGCTGATACTGTAATACCAACATTTGAAAGATTTGACCCATCACCATAATATGTTGACGCACTAACAGTTCTTGCCGATATTGTATTTGCTGTTAATGAATTAATATTAACAGTAGTTGCTGAAATTAAATTAGAACTAATTGAACTTGCATTTAAAGTATTAAATGTTGCACCACTATTAACGATTAAATTACCATTAATAGTTAATCCAGTCATTGAATTTATAATCGATGTAAATGTTCGACCGCTAGAATCATTAATCGTTAATGTGTTTGCTGAAGGTGTATAATTAAAATTAGTTATAACTGTATCCGTATAACCACTTGTAAAACCACTAACATTAAATGTACCACCGCTATTATCAATAAATGTTACAACACCAGTATTTTTATTGTATGTACCACCAGTTACCTTCATCTCTGTAGCTAATATTGCTAAAGATTGGGTTGTTGACCAATTATCATTTCTACTAACTGTTAAATTATAATGAGCAACATTAAATGTAAGTCCTGTTACATAAATGTCATCAGATGGTTTAAAAAAACCAGTTACATTAAATGTGCCACCACTTACATTAACAAAAGTAATAATACCAGTAGTATTATTATATGTACCACCAGTTATTACGGTATTAACATTTAAACCGTTTGTAATAAAATTTGTTAAACCACTTAATGCTACTTTTTTTGTATCACCACCATTAACAATAGGCATAACATCATTATTAGTTAACGATGTGGCTAATGAAAATTGACTAATTTTTTTATTTTGACCTTGTACTGGCATCTTTTTTTAATTTATTCTTGTTCTATAGCGAAATAATTTTCTTGTAAAATCCAATAACCATTCTCTTGAAGAATCAAATTAGCATTTAGTGGATAATACCTAGGTACTTCGTTTATATAAATATTCTGTATATCATTAAAATATAAATCACAGATATTAAATTTAAATTGGGATATCGCACCAACAAAGGTTCCAGCAAAATTTTCTTGTATTGGTAAACCTAAGTCTTTTTCGTCCCTACCATCAAACGTTTGTGTTTCAATTAATCCCTGAGAACCCCCACCTAAACTAATGTTAAATGGCACACCAACTTGCTTTTCCATATGCTCTTCAAGTCTTCTTGCGATAAATTCGCTAAAATTATTAACAGTAAACTTAAGTCTACCGTTAATATAGAACATCAACTTACCAGTTCTTGGTTTTTTATATTTAAAATCACAAGCATCATAATATTCATCCATTGTATATCTTATGATAACACTTGTCCATTGATTATCTGGTACCATTCCGCTTGATGAATAACCTTCTTGAACGGTTATACCACTAACATAAGTTGTTCCAGAACATTGGCCAGTCACACTTAAAAGCCTGTAACCAATACTACCATCATCTTTAATTCTAAAACCTAAAGCGTTATCTAATATATCTAATTTATAATCTAAGTTATCAAATTCTATTGATTCATTAAAACCAGAAAAACTACAAACAGTCTGATTACCAAAACCACTAGGGTTTCTAGCACCACAAGCATAACATCTTGTTGAGCCACTACCAGCTCTACCATATACTAAAAATGGGTTTTCAGTATTAGATATTACAGTTTTTGGCGTTGTAACAACTAATGGAGCGCCAGAATAAGTACAAACTGTCTTATCACCAAAACCACTAGGATGCGCTGCACCACAGGAATGACATCTTCTTCTACCACTACCAGCCCTACCATATATTAAAAATGGGTTTGTTATATATTCAGTGTTAACTTGGTCAGGATATAGTGATATTATATCACCACTTGCACCAGTAATAAAAATATCGTTTTCTTTTGGTATTGTACACCAATCACTTAAGGTATCAGTACAACCGACAGGAACCGTACAAGCGCTAGTACAACCAGTATCAGCACCTTCAAATAAATTCCAAAATTTATTTTCAGCTCTGGTACCCATATAAAAGAAAAATCCTTTATTGCTTGGGTATGTTTCGTTTAATATTGTACCTGTATATCCAGTACATTCATCTTCTTGTCTTTTTAACCAAAATTGCGCTACCCAAGCCTTATTAACTCTATTTGGTAAAACTTGGTAAGACGAACCATCGATTTTATAATAACCTTGATAAAAACCACCACATAATTGTGCATAATCACCACTAGCGTCGTTTAATATATCGATTGGGTATATATATTCATCAGTTGTTCCTGTGACTCTATTAAGATGTAATCTACTATCACCAGAAGGAATGATTAATGTTGTACCCGTTAATGCTGATAAAAGAGCTTGATTTGTTGGGTCTAATGGATTCTTATTAAAAGTAACTAAGCCATTGTCAATACCTGTAAGACCTATTGTACTAAATGTATATCCAGTATTTGTTGCCCCTGTCCAATGATATAGGCTTGAAATCGTATTTGCTGATGTTGAACCTGAAGAATATATTGCAGGTTCATTAAAATCAAACCAAACAACAGCACATTCACCAGTTATGGGAATAACAGGTATTAATGATTGATTATCATCGTCATTTGCTAGATAAAAATCCCAATAATCGCTATTAGATAATCTTAAATCTAGCTTTTTATACTTATAGTTTTTTATATTTCCCATTATAATATATAAATATCAATTTTTTATTTAGCCTTCAATTCTTTTATTTATATTACCATTATATATTAAAATGATTCTAAATTTATTCTTTTCCAACCATTTTCTGTTTTTAAATACAGATAATTCTCATCTCTTGTAAGGTTACCTAAACTACCTGATAAATCTTGTGATGATATTGGTGTAAAAATTGGGATAATTAAACCATTTGGTTTTAGATTTGTATTTGTTGTCCAATCACCGTTTTCATCGGTCTCTAAAAATGCGTTTTGATTTTCAGATATTGCGTGTAAAACAATAATACCACCACCTATTGATGTTTGGTGATTACCATTATAATTTAATTCAATATTATTATCTTCAGCAACAACAGTTTGTGTGTTTAAACTTTCTCTGTTCACATTTATTGTAACATCACCATTTACCAATTCTTTTATTGCCTCAACCAATAACGCTGTAACATCTTTATAATGAACACTCATGTATTTACCATCATAATGTGTTAATTCTGGAACAACCTCATTTACCTCCTGTGCAATAAAACCTATTTTTGTTGCGTCTCCACCACTATTTCTATCTTTCCAATTAAATGTTACACCTCTAAGATTTAAAACTTTAGTTAATGCATCATCAATATTATTGATATTTTCTTTTAGGTTGATATCCGATGCGTTATTTACCAAAAAACCGTTATTATCAATACCAACGTCACGTGTGCCTGGTCCTGCACCAAGATTTGTTATTATCATTCTTTCAGTTCTAGTAATACCAGAAACGTCAACCCAAATTGTTCTACCTGTATAATCTAATGTACCAGCACTTAAATAAGTTAAAAGCGATGTTGTTACGGTACCAGTAAAAACACCAGCTGACGGACTAACACAAATTTGTGGGGTGATATCAAAACTAACACCTGAGTAATTTAAATAATAACTGTTTCCATCGGTTGACCCACTTGTATTACCTGTATATACTTGACCTGTATTTTGTGTTAAACCACTATTTGTACTTGTTATTGCCGATATACGCGAGTTAGCAATATTCATTTTTGTATTATACCAAGTAAAAACTGTAACGCCAGTATTACCTGAAAAAGTACTAAGAACACCAGATACTGTTGAAGTAACAGCTGTTGTTGTTAAATCTGGGCCTGTAGTTAAAGAGCTAAAAGTAACGCCAAACGCTGTTCCACCAGATAAAACACTAAATGTTTCAGGTTGTTGTTTTACTTGCCTTGTCGAAAAGTCTAATTTTGTTCTAAATTCCATTTTTATTGGTTTTATAATAAATATTCTACGTTTCTAATATATTTATTATAAAAGAATTATTTATGCCTATTATTAAAAAACATGAATTAGAAGAGCTTGTTGGTAGTGATGGTACTGTTATTGGGGGTGATAGAAATGTTACAAGTAATTCAGAAATTGAAACAGGGCCAGTACAAAAACCATGGAATGACAATTCTGATTATGAAAAAGGTATGTCAACAACTACTGATAGAGCAACTAGATATAGACAAAATATTCCTTGGTTTGCAGTTTATAGCTATCGTAGCTCAAGTGGTCGTGGTTTACCAATAAATGAAACAAATAAAACCAAAAATATCAAAAAAAAGAGTGAAATTGAAAAAGATATCACAGAAGATTTAGTTAAAAAATCAAAAAGAGACCACGATATGATGGAAAAAAATTTTGATACTAAGGTTGAAAAAATGGTTGATACAATAGAAGATATTGATTTAAGTAAAGAACAGCTTAATAAAATAAAAACTGCAATTATTAATAAATTAAAAGGAACTAATGCCTAATTCTGAATTAAAAGATAAGATATATAACGTACCTGCCCAACATCAAAATTTTTTGGGTCAGACAATATCATATTATAATCTTAAAATGACAAAAAGCAGATTAAGTAAAGCCAAAAAAGAAAAAGATTTAGCAGAATTTAATAGAAAAGGTGGTGAAAACGTATTACAATGGATTGAAAATACATTAAAAACTGACCGTGACGCTATTTATGGTAAGAAAAAAACTGGTATGAATGCTGGAAGAGAAAACGAGTTTATAAAAAACCACGAAAAAGATAAAAGCGCTAACCCAACAAGAGTAGGTGGAGTACCAAAAATAACAAAGGGTAGTGTATTTAGAAAAATAATGACAAATAAAGAAGTTTATAATGAATCCATTAATAAAGAAATTAATGAAATTTTATATTTAATGGAATATATGAATAACAACAAAAAAAATATATAACTTATGCCAAGTAATTACATCCCAAGACCCGTTCCAGGCCAAAACGTTGGAGGTCAATCCGATATGGAATACGCCGCAATTATTCAAAGAAATACTTTGATTCCTATTAACACATATAATAGTTACGCTTCTGCGAATCAATATGGTCTTACACATACTAGAGCTTTAACTGACACACAAACACCAAATGCTGGTAGAGGCACTGGTGTGTTTTTAGATATTGAAAACTACGGCGCTGGTTTAGAGTGGGACACATTAGGTAACCCACAACCAGGCAGCATCGTAGGTGCTGGCGCTGGTAGGTTACCGTCATTAACATACAATAACGCAACTTGGGGTATGGGGCCAGTCGGATTAGGTATGACAAATTATACACCACCAGACACAGCATTAAATGTTGGTCAAGTAACAATTTAATATGAAACTTTACAATTTATTTGAAGAGATTATATTAGAAGAGAAAAGGTTATTAACTGAAAATGTTAGTGACCAAGAAATAAATGATGCTATTAAGGGAAAATACAACATAAATATACTTTATGATGATTATCCAGATGCAGTGCCATCAGTTGCGCCTAGTAAAAGATATATACAAGTATATAATTTTGCTGAAACAAAAGCTGGTAACAAAGCAATTAGAGCATTTCAAATTTTTGGTGGTTCAAAAACGACACCAAAACAAGGTGCGTGGAAAATATTTAGAATAGATAGGATTCGTGGTTGGTTCCCAACAAATATGGCATTTTACAAACCAGTTTCCGATTTAGACCAAAACATTCCAACGTACAATAAAAATGGTGATAGAGCAATGTCACGTGTTATGAATAAAGTAGATTTTAATAAATAATTTTTATGGATACACCACAACCAGTAGATTTAAATAAATTAAAAAACATTCTTGGAAATGCCAAGGCTGTAATGAATAAGGTTGAAAACAATAGTTTTAAAACGGGAAATATTGATGGAAGAGCATTAACAGAAGAAGGTGTTGCTGAATTACAATCAGAAGGTGTTAGACCAGCATCTACATCACCAATGACGTATAATGAAGAAATGATTAGAAATTCTAAACTACCTGCAGCAATTAAAAAAGCAATGTTAGAAAATCCAATTCCACAATTATCTGGGCCAAGTCATACATTTAATATAAACGATGTATCTGATTTAATTGACGAAAAACCAATGTCATACCCTAAGACACCTAAAACAAAAGCTGTCAACGAAACATATAGCAATAATAAATCAGATACAATTACCGTAAGCAAATCCGAATTAAAAGAAATGGTTAACGATTTAGTTAATGAAAAATTATTAGAATTTTTTGTTAAAAACCATAACAAATCAATTACCGAAGATACTGTAAAAAGAACAATCACAACTTTAATAAAAGAGGGTAAAATACAACAAAAGAAAAGAACGTTATAATACTAAAAAAAATATTTTATTAAAAGGGGATTAATTTCCCCTTTTTTTATTGACTAATATTACATATTCATTATAATTGACTCATAATTACATTTAAAAAATTAATATGAGTAAAATTAAAGTCTTGGTAGTACCATCTGACCGTACTGGTGTTGGATACTTTAGAAGCACAAAACCACACATTGCGTTAGAAGAAAAATACCCAAATGAATTTCACGTAGATATTGAATACGAACCAGAGTTGAACAACGACGAATGGTTAAAACAATACGATATAATACATTATCATAGAACCTTAGGCGCTTACGAACAACAAGAAAGCTTGTTGAATAAATTAGATAATTTAGGTATCGTAACAATAATGGACTTAGATGATTATTGGTCACCTGGTCAACATCATCCAGCTTTTTTATTAATTAAAAATAGTGGTTTAGATAAAATGATTCTAAATAATATTAGAATTGCTAAGAACGTAACAACAACAACAAGTATATTTGCTGAAGAAATTGGAAAACATAATAAAAACGTATTTGTTTTACCAAATGCTATTGACCCAAATGAAAAACAATATACACCAACACCAGAACCAAGTGAAAGATTAAGAATTGGATGGTTAGGTGGTTCATCACACTTAAAAGATTTAGAAATTTTAAAAGGTATTGTTGGTAGATTACATAATGACGGACTATTAGAAAAAGTTCAATTTGTTTTGTGTGGTTATGATTTAAGAGGGACAATGACAATTATCGATGAAAAAACTGGACAACAAACACAAAGACCAATCAAACCAACAGAAAGCGTTTGGTACCATTACGAAAGAATTTTCACAGAAGATTATACAACAATTAGTCCAGAATATAAAGAATTTTTATTAAAATTCAAAAATGAGGAATATCCCAATGTTGCAAATGAACCATATAGAAGAGTTTGGACAAAACCAATTAGTACATACGCTTCAAACTATAATTTATTTGATATATCATTAGCGCCAATTGAAGAAAATATCTTTAACAAGGTTAAGAGTCAACTTAAAGTTATTGAAGCTGGGTTTCATAAAAAAGCCCTAATTGCACAAGATTTCGGACCATATCAGATAGATATTAAAAATGCGCACCAATTTGGTGGTAGCTGGGATACTAATGGTAATGGTATTTTAATTGATACAAATAAAAACCATAAAGATTGGTATAAATTTATTAAAAAATTAATTGTTGAGCCAGAACTAGTTAAACAATTAAGTGAAAACTTACACAACACAGTTAAAAATTTATATTCTGTACAAGCGGTTAGTGACAGCAGACGTGATTTATATAAAAAATTAAAATCACAAATGGATGAAAAACAATCAGCTAAAAAAATGGTTTTAAATTAGACTTTTTCATTTGTTTTTGGTATATTTGTAAAAAATATGATTATGATTAAACAAGAACAAATTGTAAAAAACACTAAAAAGTATTTCCAAACGGCTCAAGAACAAGGGTTTATGACTGAAGAGTTGATGTCTTTTTTAGGTGAAACTTTTATTAAAGCGCCTGCATCAACTATGGCCGATTTAAATAACGCATTTGAAGGTGGTTTAATTGACCATCTTTTGCGTGTAACAAAATATGCTGTTTCAATAAATGAAACTATCCTACCAGAAAATCTTAGATTACCAAAAAAAGATATTATTAAAGTTTGCTTTTTACACCAAATTGGTAAAGCGCATCTTTATGTCCCATGCACATCCGAATGGCATATTAAAAATCAAGGTAAATTATACGAATTTAATGATGGGCTAACATCTATGCGTGTTGGTGAACGTTCAGCTCATTACGTATTAAGTAATGGTGTTACACTCACTGAAGAAGAATACCAAGCAATTATAAATTTTGATAAGGACGATAGTGATAAACAAGCAAAATATCACAATTCATTATTGGGTGACCTATTAAAAATGGCTAACCAATTAGCAATCATTGAAGAAAAAAATCAAAAAAACTAATATGGATATAGCTGAAAAAATGAGACAAAGGATATTTGATATAATTGACCCAAATATCGATTATACACAAGAAGATTTTGAAAAAGAATTTGGTAATATTGATTATAGCAAAAACAATAATTCAAATTTTAAATTGAATATTAATTTTGTAAATGAATCCACAAACCCAAATCCAGAATACGCAACCGAGGGTTCATCAGGATTTGATTTAAGGGCAAATTTACAAACCCCTATCGAAATACCTAGTGGCGATATTCAAACCATTCCAACAGGATTATATTTTGAAATTCCACAAGGTCTTGAAATTCAAGTTAGACCAAGAAGTGGTTTAGCCGCAAAAAATGGTGTAACTGTTTTAAACACACCAGGCACCGTTGATTCAGATTACCGTGGTGAAGTTAAAGTAATACTTATTAATCATGGTAATAGAATATTTACCGTTAATCATGGGGATAGAATTGCACAAGCAGTTATTGCGTCAGTAATGGGTAAAAACGTTATTGAATTAAACAAAACTTCAAAAATTTCAAACGATACTGTTAGAGCATCTAATGGTTTTGGTAGTACTGGGTTACAATAAAATAAAAAAAATGAAATTAGATTTTAACGATTTGTTAATCGTACCAAAAGAAATAACAAATATAAATAGTCGAACTGAAATCAATCCGTACATTTTTGCGATGCTACCATTAATTACCGCACCTATGGACACTGTTGTATCCAAAGAAAATGCGGGTTTATATATTATTAATAATATAAATGTATGCCTACCTAGAAACGTAGACTGTGATTTAGGGTTTAAAGCATATTCAATATCTCAGATGAATGATTTATTAAATTCTAATAGAGGTATTTTAGAAAATGGGTATTATTTAATTGATGTTGCTAATGGGCATATGGATTCGGTAATAAACATCACAAAAAAAATTAAAAAACAATATCCAATTTTAAAATTAATGGTTGGCAATGTTGCTAATCCAGAAACATATCGATTACTGTCTGAAGCTGGTGCAGATTACGTCAGAGTTGGCATTGGCAATGGTGGTGGTTGTTTAACAACACAAAATACAGGTGTTGGGTATCCAATGGCGTCATTGATTAAAGAATGTTATGATATATCTGCAACATTAAACAACCCCGCATATATAGTTGCTGATGGTGGAATGCAAACATACAGCGACATAATTAAAGCTCTTGCATTAGGTGCTGACTATGTTATGCTTGGTAGTGTTCTAAATAAATCACTTGAATCTGCTGGTGATAATTATCTTTGGAAAAAAATAAAGGTATCACAAACAATGGCTGAAAAAGCGTATAAACTAGGTATACCTGTTTATAAAATGTTTAGAGGTATGAGCACCAAAGAAGTTCAAAAAAAATGGGGTGCTAAAGTCATTAAAACTTCTGAGGGTGTTGTAAGATATCGAAGAGTAGAATACACCTTATCTCAATGGTCCGAAAACTTTGAACATTACTTACGTTCAGCAATGAGCTATACAGGTTCACACAAACTAAGCGAATTTATCGGTAAAGCAAACTTAATACAAATAACAAATAACTCATATAAAAGATTTAACAAATGATAACAGTAGTATATTGTACTAGAAACTCAAACCCTAAACACACAGAACATATTATTAAAATGTCTGGTTTAGGTAAACACATTGAAGTGATTGAAATTATAAATAATGGTGAATCACTAACAAAATGTTATAACCGTGGATTAAAAGCTGCGAAAAACGATATTGTTGTATTTATGCACGACGATGTAATAATTGAAACTTCTGCTTGGGGTAGTAAAGTTATCAAACATTTTGAAAGCAACCCAGAATTTGGAATACTTGGTGTTGCTGGAACAACAGATATGCCATTAAGTGGCAGATGGTGGGAAGACAGAACGAAAATGGTTGGTATTGTTAACCACGAAAACGAAGGGAAAAAATGGGAGTCAAAATACTCTAAGAATTGGGCCAATGATATTGTAGAAGTACTTTCTGTTGATGGATTATTTTTTGCTGTTCATAAAAATAGAATTAAAAATAATTTTGATGAGAATGTGGAAGGGTTCCACTTTTATGAAATTGATTTTGTATTCTCTAACTACTTAGCTGGTGTTAAAGTTGGTGTTCTTTTTAATGTACGATTAACCCACAAGTCAATCGGTATGACAAATGAACAATGGGAAGAAAATAGACTTAACTTTGTTAAAAAATTTAATGATGATTTACCAGAAAAATTTGTACCAGCAACTTATCAGCCAAAAGAATCGAATAATAAAAATACAAAGGTTGGCGTTAAAATTGTGATACAATCACATGGTGATGTTAAGGTTTTTGAAACACTATATAATAAAATTAAATCTTTTAATTATCCTAATTTAACGATTTTTTTAATTACAATCGAAAACTCATATGATAGATTTAAAGATTTAAATTATGAAGGTGTTAAAATTTATGAAGGGTTTTATGATAGCTTACCAAAAAATTTATCAATATTAAAATTTGAAGATGATTTTGTAACTAGCGACGACGATTTGATTTTTTTTATGAATGATGGTGTTGACATTATAAATAATATATTCTTAAGCTTTGCAAAAATTTACGGAATAAATAAAAACACCTTTGGTTGTGGGTTTCCTTTATCTTACAATCAAAATAACACAGTTTTTTGTTCTAGCTTAGAAATATTTGTGAATAAAGAAGGTAAAGTTGCGATTAATATGAAAGATAGCAACACATATTACAATGTTTATTATGGTAATATATTAAATAGTTTTGGTAATCTTGCTGATTGTTTTGTAACAACATACACCAACTTAAAATCTTTAGATTGGTTTAAATTAAATTATGACACACCACTGTACTTTAATGAATTTTCGCTTAGATTATCACTGAAAAATAAATTGACTTATAACGATACCAATTCATTAACTGTTCAAAAATCTTTTTTGGGTGAATCACATATCCAACAAGATTTTCAAAATCTTATTAATTTTGTTAGTACGGATGATAAATTAAAAGCATTAGTTAAAAATATAGAATGATAAAGATAGTTTCTGGTTATACAAATAAAGGTGGGTCGACAATTGCATTTATTAACTTAACAAATGCTTTAAATAATGCTGGTTACGATTGTACACTTTATGGACCACACGAATGGCATTTAGACAAGTGTAAATCTGGTTTATTAAACCAGTTGTCTTTTGATAAAAATGATAGTGTTATATCACATTATTTAAATTTAGAACAAAGACCAGACGTAAAAAAAATTGTTTTATCGTGTCATGAAAAATGGTGGTTTAGCTTTAGTAAAACTAATAGATACTTTGATAGTGCAGTTTTTTTACATGAAGCGCACAGAAATTTTCATTCAGATTACTATGGTGATTATGTTATAATACCAAATCTAAAAGAAAATTTAATACCAAAAGAAAAACCAGAATTAGATTTAGTTGCAGGTATAGTTGGCTCTATTGAAGATAGAAAACAAACACATGTTTCTATACAAAGAGCGATGAAAGATAAATGTAAAAAAATATACCTATTTGGTTCAATAAACGAAGAAGATTATTTCAACAACTACGTTAAACCATTATTAAATCCAAAAATAGAAATGCTTGGCCATACAACAAATAAACAAGAAATGTATGACATGATTGGTAGAGTATATCATTCATCAAAAGGGGAAGTTGCTTGCTTAGTTAAAGACGAGTGTTATCTAACAAATACAAAGTTTTTTGGTAATGAAGAAACTGAAAATGAAGTCTCAACATTAACCAATGAAGAAATAATAACACTATGGAAAAAAACACTTGATTTATGAGAAAAATTTTTATAGATGGCGGTGCAAGGATTGGAGAATCAATACAAGAACTATTGGATAAAAGAGAAGACTTACAAGGTTGTGACGTATATCTTTTTGAATGTAATTCTGACCATCATAAAACACTTAATGATATTAAAGAAAACAATAAAAATTATAATTTTATTGTTAGAGAAGAAGCCCTGTGGAATAAAAATGGTGAACAATCATTTTATATATCCGTTGACCAATGGGGTGATTTAGGTTGTACATTAGATTCTAGCAAACGTGAAAAACTTGATTTACAAAACCCTAGAACTGTTAAGACTTTAAGATTATCAGACTTTTTAGATGAGTTTAATGATGATGACTATATTGTTTTAAAATTAGATATTGAAGGTGGTGAGTACAAAGTTATTACTGATTTAATAAATACCGATAAAATCAAAAAGATTGATGAATTATTTGTTGAATGGCATGACCATTTTTTTAATATGTCATCGCAACCATTAAAAAATGCTTTATCACAATATAATATAAAAGTTAACCATAATTGGATGTAATATGAACATACACGCACACATACTTTCTTGGAATGAAGAAAAAATATTACCATATACGTTAGACCATTATTCTAATATCTGCAGTAAAATTTTTATACACGATAATATGTCAACCGATAGTTCTGATGAGATATATAAAAAATATCCAAAGGTTACAGTATTAAAATGGGACAGTGGCAATGAAATCAATGAACTTAATTACACAAAAATAAAATCAGAGTCATATAAACAATATAGCAGAGGCGAGGATGTTGATTGGGTTATTGTATGTGATTGTGATGAATTTTTATATCACGAAAATTTAATTGAAAAACTAAAAGAATATAAATCTATTGGTGTTACTGTTCCAAGGATAGATGGACACGATATGGTTTCAGAAACTTTTCCCGACTACGATGGAATCCCATTAACAGAAAAAGTTAAAATTGGTTCAGATACTTATGGCCCAATGTGTAAGAATATTATCTTTAGCCCTAAGTTAGATGTACAATACGGTATTGGTGGTCATAGCTTTGGCTCAAATGGTACAGTATACTCTGATTCTGCAGATTTAAAATTATTACACTATAAATTTTTGGGTAAAGATTACGTTAAACGAGCATATGTTGCTAGAGCTAAAAGATTATCATCATTTAACAAACAACATAAATTTGGTGAACACTATTTTAATTTACCCTTTGAATATATGGATAACATGTTATCAGAAAAAAGACAAGTCATATGAGAAAAATATTAGTTTCTGATTTTACAACTAAAGAAGCGCCTCATGGTGGTTCAGAATGGGTTAACGAAGTTTTAATTAAGAAATTTAATTTAGAATTTGAATATTCGTCCCAGTTACAATCGTGGGATACGGAAAACTTTTATATAATTTCAAACATTTCATTGATGAACCCAACGTTAGTTAGAGAAATACCAAAGTTAAATTATATAATTATTGAAAACGATTATAAAATATGCGAGAGTAGACACCCGTGGCGATATCCAAATTCAATAGTACCAAAAAACCAAAGAATAAACTACGATATTTACAAAAATGCTAAAGCGGTATTTGTTCAAACGACAGACCATTTTAATGTATATAAAGCAAATGAGGTTGAGGGTAATTTTATAAATTTAAATTGCTCAATATGGTCTGACGAAGATTTAGAAATGTTAAATAATTTTTTAATGAACAAACCAACAAAAAATGGTAAGACCGCTGTTTATTATACTAACAACTGGATAAAAAATAGTGAAGGTGCTATTAAATATTGTAACGACAATGGATTAACACCTGAACTTATTGAAAACAATCCAAATAGACAAGATTTTTTAGACAAATTATCTAGTTGCTCACAATTAGTTTTTTTACCCATTGCTAGAGAAACTTTTTGTCGGTTAGTTGTTGAGGCTAAATGCATGGGGTTAGAAGTGATAACAACTAAAAATTATGGTGCGTCTTTAGAAACTTGGTTTGATATGAAAGGTGCTGACATGCTTAAATTTTTAAGGTTTAAAACTGATAAGAATATAACAACCATAGGTCAATATATAAATTTTTAATTATGTCGATTCAGAAATGGTTTAAAAATAAAATTACTGCACTATCAATAGCTTTTTCAAACGTTGAAAAAAATCTATTGAATCAAGATGGTAAAAATTTAGGTGAAGATATTAAACAAACCAGAAGGCATCTACAGGGTACGCTTGTTGATTCTTTATTACATGGCGAGGTTACCCAAGAGGTGAAAAATTTACGATGGAGGACATATAAAATTTTAAAAGAAACACAAGCAGCTGAAATTATTTTTGAAGGTGTTGACGAAAATGGAATGCCAATTTATACTATCAGTAAAAAAAATACAAAAAAGGGTTTATCTAAAATTAAAATTGATAAATTTGACAATTATAAATTAGAATTAGTTGTTGACAATAGCGAAATATCAAATAGTGTTACTGAGGCTATAAATGATTTATTAAAAGACGGTATAATTAATGGTGCTGAATATTTTGCGACTAGTAAAGGCGATAACCCAATTAAAATTAAAAGGGCAACAATGCCAAAATTTTGTATTGAAAGATATACTAAAAAATTAAATATTAGAAAAATAAATAAAGACAAAAAACTATTAGAGTTTTATGTTAATAAATATTCAAATGAATATAATGTAAATGCCAATTTATTTTTAAATGAAATTAATAAACTTATTAAAAACGGTCCTCATAATATTAACTTTTTAGAACTAGATGAGGTTAGCTTTATATCAAATAATACAATTGGAACCAGCGACTTTTTAAGTTATTCATATGGTAATATATCTTTTGATAAAGTTATTGAATTTAATGGTTATTACGTTATAAAGTTTTTTGCTGAAGTAATTAATGATGGTGACGATATTCTTTCAGAATATATTGAACCTGAATTAGATGAAAAATATAAAAATAAAGAATCTAAAATAAAAAGACCAAAAGATTATTAAATATGAACCTAATAATAAAATTTCCAACTAGAAATCGGGTAGAAAAATTTAAAAAAGTACTAGAAAGATATATAAAATTTTTAGATGACAAAACAACTAAAATTATCGTTAGTTGCGATATTGATGATACTTCAATGAATAACGATAACATTATTGAATATATCCTGCAATACCCAAATGTTGAGATTTTTTATAGCGATAATAAATCAAAAATAGATGCAGTAAACGCCGATTTAAAAAATGTTGATTTTGATATTGTTTTACTCGCATCTGACGATATGATACCTATTAAAAAAGGTTTTGACACAATAATAAAAAATAAAATGTCTGAGGTATATCCAGATACCGACGGAATCTTATGGTTTAATGACGGGTTTCAAGGTAATAAATTAAATACACTATCAATATTGGGAAAAAAATATTATGATAGGTTTGGTTATATATATTATCCCGAATATCTGTCAGCTTATTGTGATAATGAGTTTATGGAAATTGGTAATATGTTAAATAAACAAACATATTTTGACGAAATAATAATTCAGCATCAACACCCAGATTGGGGGTTTGGTGATACCGACTATATACATGTTTTAAATAGTATTAATGGTGGTCACGATAACACGTTGTATAACAACAGAAAAAAAAATAATTTTTATTTATGAAAGTAGCATTTAATACAATGTTTAAAAATGAAGAAATTTTATTAAACGAAGTTTTAAAAATATGGAAAAATTACCCAATTGATTTATTCATATTTTATGATGATAATTCAGTAGATTCATCTGTCGATGTAATTAAAAAAAATTTACCAAGCGATAAATTTATCATTATTAATGATAAATTAACTAGCTTTAATGAATCATATCAAAGACAAAGAATGATTGATGTTGCTAAAATGAATGACATTGATTTTGTTTTTTCGATTGATTGTGACGAACTGCTAACCAGCAATATCGTATCAGATTTTAATAGTTTTATAAACATATATAATACCTATGATATGCGATTATTTTGGTACAATTCTGTTAACAATATAAATGAATACAGAACCGACCCATTATATGCACATAATTATCGAACGTTTGTAATACCATTAAATTTTTGTGGTACATTAAATAAAAATGATTTTAAATATCACACACCAAGAACACCACAAATTAATTTACCAGCAACACAGACTGCTGACTATGGTGTGATACATTTACAGGCGATTAATAAGAGATATTATGCAATAAAACAGCTTTGGTATAAGCATCATGAATTTGTTAATTATGGTCATAGTGTTTCATTCATAAATGATAGATACGACCCAGTGGTAAATAATCTAACATTTAATGAAGTTAAAATACCAAATCATTTAATCGAAGGTATTGAATTCAATATAGATGTTTTTAACGCTCTAGAAAAATCTAAAGGGTATTTACAATTTATAAAGGAAAATTATAATGGGGAACTAATAACATTTGGAAAAGAATATTTATAATATGAATAACTATACAATTGGTATAACAACATTTTCAAACAGATATCATTACATTGTAAAACTATTATCACAAATAAGAAAATTTACAGACAAAAAAATTGTGTTGATAGTTAATGGTGAAAAAAATGGTGAGTTTGATGACGATTACAGAAATAACATTTTATTGTTATCCGCAAAATATTCACATGTATACCCAATATTTTTTATTGAAACTAGAGGATTGTCAAAATTATGGAATACGGCACTAATAAATTCATACGATGATAATTTACTATTACTAAATGATGATTTAGAAATACATTCATCTGACATTTTTGATAAAGTAGATGCTCACATAAATACAAACAACTTTAATGGTATAACAAAAATAAATAATTCTTTTTCACATTTTATCGTAAATAAAACTGTGATTGACAGCATCGGATATTTTGATGAAAGGTTAATAGGTTTTGGTGAGGAAGATGGCGATATAACGTATCAATTATTAAAAATAGGTTTAAACATTAATAATTTATTTATTAATGGTGTAATTAATATCGTTTCAAATGTAAGACATGAGCATATTAAATCTGGGATTGGCAAATATTCACATTTTAATAGGGAGTTTATTTATAATCAAAAATATGAAAAAAACCTAGCAGGTAATTTAAGGGGCATGTTTGACACACCTATGAATCAAATTTTAAACAATATAAAGCAATACCCATACGAAAACTTCTTTAGGGAAAACAAAACAAAATTATGATGAAAATAACTAATTTAGAAAAATCCCCACTATACAGTAAATTATTTGAAAAAGATTTAAATAATAGGGAAATTAATTTATATAAGTTATCCAATGTTATACCATGCGGTGAATCTTTATTTTACCCTAACCCTTTATTTTTTTCAAAAAAAGAAAATGTACTTTATTCTCCAATAAATGAAACAACAATGTCCTTAAAGGATATCACACATAAAAAAGAGTATTTCCTGCCAGATATTGAATATACAAAAACAGAAAAACACCCGCTATTTTTTTTCGTGTACAACACAGATAATTACTATCATTTTATTTATGATACACTACCATACTTAATATCATTTTTTAAATTAAAAGAAACTATTCCAGACGTAAAACTTTTAATGAATTACCCCAACGAAACAAAAAAAGAATTTTATAAATTTATAATTGAGTTTTTAGATATATTAGGGATAAAAAATAACGATATCAAAATAATTAATGATAATACAGTATATGAAACATTATATATTTCTGATTCTTATACACACGGACACGACTCTAATTTACCACCAAGGAATGAAATTTTTGATTTTTACAAAAGTATAGCCGATACCGTTAATATTGAAAGTGACAAAAAAGTTGACACTAAAAAAATATACATATCTAGACGGTCTTGGAAACATGGTGATTTTTCAAATATTGGCACCAATTATACTACTAGAAGAAAAATGGTAAATGAAGATGACCTAGTTGAATATCTTGAAACGTTAGGGTATGTTGAAGTATTTGCTGAAACAATGTCAACTAAAGAAAAAATATTACTTTTCTCAAACGCAGATAAAATTGTTGGGGCGATAGGTGGTGGGTTATGTAATGTTGTTTTTTCAAGTAAAAAATGCGATTTAATTTCAATAGTTTCACCATATTTTTTACACATTAACAATAGATTTAAATATTCATTAAGTTGTGCAAACTTAAAACTTTTTGATATCGTTGAACACGTTGAAAAAACAGAATTTAAAAAATATATGCGTGTTAAATATAAAGACATCGTTGGTGAAATTATCAATGTATATGATAACGAGGTTGAAATTGCATACGCTAATAAAACAATATCTGGCTGGAACAATGAAATTAATTTTAATAAAATAAATGTAAATAAAAACGACTGTACTAAACTAGACGATGGACTAAACTCTTCGTTTGAAATAAATTTAAATGAATTTAAAAAAGAAACGTTATTATGATAAATTATATTGTATATTCAAATACTGATTATTTAGACGTGCTTAAAATACAAACCGATTACATGCAGAATATCGGCAACCTATCACTTTTTATCAATAAAAACGATTTAGATTTATCGGAAATATATTCAAAATATGATAATGTTATTTTTTATGATGGTAATGACACATATGCTAAAAGATTAATGACGTGTTTAAACCAGATTGATTTTGAATACTTTGTTTTAATACATGATATTGATATATTATTAAAAGTTAAAGATGAAACAATTATTAATTTTTTTGATTTTATTAAAAAAAATAATGTGGATAGGATAGATTTAAAATACACTGAAAAAACAAATGATATTATTGAGTTTGATTTAAATGGTCTGTTTTTAGTACCACAAAAAAATGAAAATAATTTTATATATAATGTAAATCCGTCAATATGGAAAAAATCTGCGTTATTAGACATCGTAACATCGTTTCAACATAAAACATATAGAACAATTGAAGATATCGATGTTCAAATTTTTGCTAAAAAATTTAATGTCTATAAATTAAACAAAGAACCTAAAATATCTTGTGGTTACTTTAATTGTGTTGATGATTTTATATTTTTACACATAAGCCATAGCGGTAAATTTTTAACCTTACCAAGTAATTTTGTCACTGAATATGGGCAATCCTATGGTGATATCGCTAACGAATACGTTAAAATTGTTGAAAAGTATAATCTAAAAAATAGTAACAAATGGAACAGATGAATAATGGTTACAAATTAGCGTTTATAATTGCGCATAAATATATCTCAGGATATCCGTCATATTTAAAATATTATATTGATAATATAAACAATTTTTATACTGATTCACTAATAATTGTTGTTGACAACAACTCATTAAAACTAAATGAAATCACTGAGCAATTTTTAAATGAAAAAAATATTATTTTTTTAACCAATAACACAGATTGTAAATTCGAAATTGGTGCGTACAAAGTTGGTATTAACTATATGATTAATAATAGCTTATTAAACAACTACGACTATTGCGTGTTCACACAAGATACATATGTATTAAAAAATAAATATGATTTTAATAATTTAAAAAAAGAAAATATCGAAGCGTCTTCGATTATTGGGTGGACGAATGACCTTGAAAAAATGGATGTCTGTATCCCAGTATTAAATAAGATTGGTTTACTTAACAGACTAAACGAAACCAATCTTTGCTGGTGTAATAGTTTTATTGTGTCTAAAAATAAAGTTTTAGACCTTTATAATTTATTATATAATATTATTATTGTAAACAGACATCAAAGCGAAGGCTCAGAACGTTATTTAGGCCGAATATTATTTGAATTAAATAACCATAAAAATTATGCTATCGATGGTAACGACAACAATTACGTTATTGACGGTGTAACACATAATTGTTTAAGTGTTAACGTATTTGATAACATCAATAAATTTTTCTGTAAAACTTGTCAACAGAAAAATGAAAGAACAATTGAGAATTAATGAACAAAAAAGCCTGCGTATACTTTCATCAAGGATGGACTGACATAATATTATGTTTTTCATTAATAAATTATTATAAAAAAAAATATGATGAAATTTACGTTTTAATACGTTCTGACGCAAAAAACCTTGTTGATTTCTACATTAGAAACATGAAAAACGTAAAGATTATATACATGGATACAGACAATGGTAGATACTATGGAAACATAGAAACAAATTCAAAAAATGATACGGTGGAATATTTTGGTAGTTTAATTACCGTACCAGAAAATTTTGATATTATGTTTCATGCTGAACATGATAAGTGGAGAAAAGATAACTATAAAAATTATTGGTACCAACCAGATTTTAATAAAAAAGCAGCAAGTCATTTTTCTGAAATGTTTTATATTTTTTATGATATTGACTTTATCACCAGAGTTATTGATTTTTCTTTAGACAGAGACTTAGAGTTGGAAGATAAAACATATAAAGATTTTTCCGAAAAATATGGTACTGAATATGTTATATATCATGACGACAATAATAACCATATACACGGCACACATCACGTCTCAACTGAAATACAGTTTGAAAACAAATTAGAAAATCATTCATATGTTAATTTAAATAAACTCTCAAGTGTTTTTTTTGACTATATTAAAGTAATACAAAATGCAAAAGAAATACATTTAGTGGACTCAATATGGGCGGCAATATGTTATCAGCTAGACGCCAAATATGGATTATTTTCAAATAAAGTTATAAACGTTTATTGTAAAAGGGACCACCAAAATATGTTCCTACATCCAGTAAAACTAGAAAATTGGAAATTAATATAATATGAAAGTTGCACTTCTAATATCAGGATATTTAAGAAATTATGAACCAAACTTAAACTTTATACAAAAAAAAATCGTTGATAAGTTTGATAACGTTGATGTGTATTTACACATAACAAAAAATGAAAATTCTGAAGATAAATACTTTAATTTAATCGATGAAGAAAAAGATTTCAAAAAAATCACAAGTGCGTTATCACCAACTGTAACACTAATAGAGAATAATGTTAAATATAGCGACAATACTATTATAAATGGTATCGCAAACCAATGGAATAAACTTTACAAGTTAAATAAATTAAAGCAAATTAACGAGAGCACATCAGGTGTAGAATACGATTTAGTTATACGCTATAGGCCAGACTTATCAATAAATAACTTAAATATTTTAGATTTTGATATTACTAAAAATACAATCTATATTCCAAAAGATAGTAAAATTGATAAACCAAAATTAAAATATTATAATGATGGATATCTATGCGATGCATTAGCGTTTGGACCCTCTAAATTAATGGACTTGTATTTTAATATTTACACAAGAATAAACGAATTAATAGAAAAATATGGTTCAGCGTCAGAAACGCTATTGTATTATTATTTAAAAGATAATAATATTTCACATACATTAGTTGATATCGATTACAGCTTTATTTTATCAAAATGTAATGTTTTTGCAATATGCGGTGACTCTGGTTCGGGAAAAAGCACTTTAAGTAAAATACTTAAAGAATCTTTCTTTGATTCTTTTACCTTAGAATGCGATAGGTATCACAAATGGGAGAGACATAATGAAAATTGGGGCAAATTAACGCATCTAAATCCAGACGCAAACTATATCACAAAAATGAATGAAGATATTTTTAACTTAAAATTAGGTAAAGAAATATTTCAGGTTGACTATAATCACGAAAACGGAAAATTCACTGAAAAACAATTAATTAACCCGTCAAACAATTTAATTGTCTGCGGTCTACATAGTTTGTACGATAAAAACTCTTCTTCTGTTTATGATATAAAAATTTTTATGGATACCGATGAAACATTAAAGAAAAAATGGAAAATAAAAAGAGATGTCACAGAAAGGGGTCATTCGGTTGAAAAAATACTAGACAGTATTAAAAAAAGAGAAGACGATTTTAAAGAATATATATTACCACAAAAAAACAACGCAGATGTTATTGTTAATTTTTTTAGTAACGATGACATAGATTTAAATGATTTAAACCATGTTGAAAATCTTAGCCTTAAACTATCAATACATAAAAAATTTGAGATTAAAAATATTTTAAGTACATTTACAAATCAGAATATTAACTATTCAGTGGATAATTCAGACGAAAACTTTATAAAAATAGAATTTTTAGAATATAAACCAATTAATTTATTTGGTGATGACACATCACTTAACACAAATACTTTTTATGATTATATAAAATATTTTATTTTTAATTTAATCTTTACAAATTAACTTTTTTTTATTATTTTTTAAACAAAAACTATGGATAAGCTATATCAAATTAGTAACGAAAACAAATTAAATATTATCGAACAAACAACATATGATAAATTTAATAATTTTATTTTTTCTGACGATTTAAAATTAACAGGTAAATTATTACACCGATTTGAACACTTTTTAAAAATTAAAGACCTACCTGGTGACATTGTTGAAATTGGTGTGTTTAAGGGCTCTGGTGTCTCTAGCTTCATGAAATTTATTGAAATCTATTGCCCCAACTCAAATAAAAAAGTTGTTGGTTTTGATATTTTTGACACTATTGAAGCTAAAGAAATTTTAGAAAAAGATAGCGATATCGATAAAGACAATATGTTGGTTGTCTATGATAGGGTTAAATCAGATGATTTAACAATTGAATCCGTAACTAAAAGACTCGAACAAACTAAAATAGATTCAAATAAATACAAATTAATAAAAGGGGATGTACAACATAGCATTCCAAAATTTTTAGATGAAAATTTAGGGTTTAGAATCTCATTATTATATATTGATGTAGATTTAGACAGACCAACGTATTATTCACTTAAATATTTGTGGGACCGAATCCTACCAGGTGGTGTAATTTTATTTGATGAGTACGAATATCATAAATTTAGCGAAAGCACTGGTGTTGAAAGATTCTTAAAAGAAGTTGGACTTGATTATGATATAAAATCAACAAACTGGGTAGCACCAACAGCGTTTATGATTAAAAAAAGCTTTTAACGTGGATGAGAAAGAAAAAAATATTAAAGAACTTATAGCCTTATCAACGCAGGTGTCAAAATATTGTGTCGGTATGGAGGGTAATATATCCTCAAAAAATAAAGATACGTTGTTAATAAAAGCTAGCGGGGCTAAGTTATCTAATTTAACCGAAAGCGATTTAGTTGAATTTGATTTTAATGGACACCAACTTTCAAATTTTTCAAAAAAAGGGAGTATGGAATTAAGTTTTCATACTTTTTTATTGTCATTCAAAGATGTAAATTATATTTCACATACGCACCCAACAAACACTTTAAAAATATTATGTAGTTCGTTAGACAAAAAATTTGCAGTAAAAAGATTATTCCCAGACCAAGTTGTTTTTAATGGTGTGAAAGCATGTCTGGTACCATACGCAAAACCAGGTATTGAACTAACAAATTTAATAAAAAAACATGTGTCTGAATTTATTTCTGAAGAAAAGTACTTCCCAAAGTTGATTTTATTAAAAAATCATGGTATTATTGCATGTGGTAAGACAATTGACGAGTGTATCATAATAAGTGAAATTTGTGAAAAGTCTGCTGAAATATTTATCGGCGCTGTTAGCATTGATAATATAACATTTTTAACTGATGAATCGGTTAACGATTTATTAATTGATAAAAACGAAAAATATAGACAAGAATTATTAAAATGAAAGTTATTTACGTTGATATAGATGAGACTATATGTGAAACACCAGAACCAAGAAATTATTTTAATGCGAAACCAATATACGAAAATATTTCTAAAATAAATAAATTATACGATGAAGGTAATACAATCGTATATTGGACGGCTAGAGGTAGCAGAACCCAAATAAATTGGTATGAATTAACAAAAAAACAACTAATTGAATGGGGCGCAAAACATCATGAACTAAATGTTAGCAAACCGTATTATGATTTATTTATTGACGATAAAACAATTAGAATAGAAGAAATATGATATTAATATCACACAGAGGTAACATAGTCGGACCAAATAAACAAAGGGAAAACATGCCATCTTATATAGATACAGCCATATCAGCAGGATATGAGGTAGAGGTGGATGTAAATTATATTAATGGCGTTTTTTATCTGGGCCATGACACACCAGATATCGAAATAAGCGAAGTTTGGATAAAAAAAAGAAAAAATAAAATATGGTTTCATTGTAAAAACATGCAAGCTGCTGCTAGATTTAAAGAGTTAGAAAATTTAACTGGTGAAAGTTATAAATTTTTTTGTCACACATCAGATACGTTTGTCTTAACCAGTACAAACCATATATGGGTTCACGACTTAAATTTAGATTTGAACGATAAATGCATAATTCCACTTTTAAGTGATAAAGATGTTACCAGTTATAATGGAAATATTGTACATGCTGTTTGTACAGATTACATTTCATTTGCCAAATTTAATTTAAAAGAAAAAGGCTTATATAAATAAAATATGAAAAACTCACTTATATGGACTAACCCATCTATCACTTGTTTAGGTGATAGACTAGTTGATACTATGATATTATCAACCTATGCTAAAATAATTGATGCTGACCTATATTTTCCATGGAAAGACTGTCCATTTACAATAGGTGGCGGCAAAAACCCAACCTATTCTTATAAAGAAGATGAAAACAAAACGTGGGATGCGGTTAGATTTGAAGATTATAAATTTGAAAATTATTCAAAATATTTTAACTTACCAAAAAATATTAAAATAAACGAAACAACAAATAATATAACACATTATTTTAATGATGTTTTAGGTGGTTGTGTATCGCCACAACTTTTTTATAGAAAATATGTTTCTGATATATGTTCATTAGAAGAATTTAATAAAGTGTTTAAAGAAACAATGAATGAATTTAAACCAACAGAAAATTTATTAAAATTAGTTGGAAACAAACCAAAACCAAATGTTTCTGTTCATTTGAGAAGGACAGATAAAATAAATGTTCGGGGCGATTATAGTAGCTTTATGACATATGAGGGATTAGACTATTTAAATGATATTACCAAAGAAGCTATAGGTAAATTAAACGGTGATGATAAATTATTTTATTTTTCATCTGATGATAAAAATGAAAGAAATAAATACCATCTTTTATATTCAAATCATATCGAACACGAAACCAATTGTACCGATATTGAAAAAACGTACATAGATTTATACATGTTGTCTATTAGTGAATATATAATATTATCACAAGTGCATTCAAATTTTTCTGTTTTTGCTTCATATATAAATAATTCAAAATTAGTATATCTTTATGATAATTGCATGATTGTTACGCAAGAGTTTAATGGTAACGATAATTTTATATACTATAAAAATCTTTAAAAACACATACACATGACTTATACCAAACAAGATTTAATAAACTTTGAGGAAGACATTGCCGAATGTTTCAATAACGCATTAATTAAAGCACCTGTTCATTTATATTATGGTAATGAAAAACAAATGTTAGATATTTTTAAAAATATAAAAAATGAAGACTGGGTTTTTTGTACATGGCGCTCACATTATCAGTGTTTATTAAAAGGTGTACCACAAGAAATTATTAAACAGGATATATTAAATGGAAAATCAATAACACTTTGTTATCCTGAATATAATATATATTCATCAGCAATTGTTGGCGGAAATATCCCAATTGCAACTGGTGTTGCACTAGATATAAAAAGAAAAAATCAAGCAAATCACGTATGGTGTTTTGTTGGCGATATGGCTTCTGAAACGGGTACATTTTTTGAAAATTGGAAATACAGTATAAATCATGATTTACCAATTACTTATGTGATAGAAAATAACTCTAAATCCGTATGTACAGATACACTAAAAACATGGAACACTAACGAATTATTTTTTAAGAATGAAACAAGAAAAATAATTTATTATGAATACGAAAATAAATACCCACATGCTGGTGCAGGTAAAAGAATACAATTTTAAATATGAAATATTTTGACGAATTAAAACGCTCAATGGACTGGTTAGGCGAAAAGCCAGACACTTTATTTTTAGGTCAAGCTGTTGAATATGACGGAACTGCAATAACAAATACATTAAAAGGTGTTAATAGAAATAAATTACTTGAAATGCCAGTCAATGAAGAAATGCAAATGGGGATGACGCTTGGTTTAGCACTGAACGGCACAGTACCTATTTCTATCTTTCCAAGATGGAATTTTCTTTTGTTAGGTGCAAATCAATTAATTAACCATATTGACAAAATAAAAATAATGTCTAATGATGGCTACAAACCAAAGATAATTATTAGAACTGCTATTGGCTCACAAAGACCACTACATCCACAACATCAACACATTTCAGATTTTACCCCTTCATTTAAAGGCATGTGCGATTTTGTTGATATTATTAAACTAGACGAAGCAAACCAAATATTTGATGCGTTTAAATATGCATATGAAAGAACTGACAATAGACCTACGTTATTAGTTGAATGGGGTGATTATTATGGTGAAAAATAAAAATTATGTTAGGAATAAATTCTAAATATGAAAATGTTAATTTTTTAAAGTTAAAAAATAAAACAATACTAATAACAGGTGCATCTGGTTTGGTCGGTATTAATTTATTATCGTCACTAAAACCAATACAAAAAGAATATAATATTACAATTTATATCTGGGCTAAAAATGAAAATAAAATTTTTGATTCATTATTTGAAGACTGTGTAAAAATTGTTAATGATATCACAGATTTCAATGCCTTTACTAACCTTCCAAAATTTGACTATATTATTCATTCTTCAGGATATGGTCAACCCTTTAAATTTTTATCGGATAAATTAAAAACAATTCAAATTAATACCTCATCAACAATAAAACTATTAGAATTATTGAAAGATGACGGTACTTTTTTGTTTATTAGCTCTAGCGAAGTTTATAATGGGTTATTTAAACACGAAATTAACGAGAATGAAATTGGTATGACAAATACACAACATCCAAGAGCACCATATATTGAAGGTAAAAAATGCGGAGAGGTAATATGTGACGCATATCGTGAAATGGGTAAAAATATTAAAATTGCTAGATTAAGTATTGCTTATGGTCCAGGTACTAAAATTGGTGATACACGTGTTATTAATTCTTTAATAGATAAAGGGTTAAATAACGACTCAATTGAATTAATGGATGATGGTAGCTCATTAAGAACATTTTGTTATATTTCCGATGTAATAGAAATGCTTTGGAATATAACATTAGATGGTAAAGACTTCATATATAATGTTGGTGGTATTGACACATTAAGTATTTTTGAGTTAGCGCATAAGATTGCAAAAATACTTGACAAAAGTGTTATTTTACCTATATTAAACAAAGAATTAGTTGGTAGTCCAAAATTGGTAAATTTATCAATCCAAAAATACATAAATGAATTTGGTAAAGATAGTTTTACCCCAATTGATATTGGTTTGGCTGAAACAATTAATTGGCAAAAAAAATTAAATAGATGAAAGAAGTTAAATTAATCAATGATACAATTAACAAAACAGACATAACCGAATTAATTAAATGGTTAGAAACAAATCCAAGATTAACAAAAGGTGAATTAACAATTGAATTTGAAAAAAAATGGTCTAAATGGCTCGGTCGAAAATATTCTGTTTTTGTTAACTCTGGGTCATCGGCTAATTTGGCTATGGTATATGCGCTAATGCTATCAAACAGATTAAAAAACAATAAAATTGTTATCCCATCAGTTTCATGGACAACAACAGTAACGCCAGCAATTCAATTAGGTTTAGAACCAATATTGTGCGAATGCGATGACGAAACATTAGGTGTTGATATTGAAAATTTTAAAAAAATTATTACCGAACATAAACCAGCCGCATTAATGTTGGTACATGTTTTAGCATTTCCTTGTAAAATGGACGAAATAATACAATTGTGTAATGACAATGATATTATTTTAATTGAAGACTCTTGCGAATCAATCGGTTCAACATTTAACGGTATTAAAACTGGTAATTTTGGATTAATGAGTACCTTTTCGTTTTATTATGGACACCACATATCAACGATTGAAGGTGGTATGATATCAACTGACGATAAAGAAATATATAATTTATTATTAGCAATAAGGTCACATGGATGGGATAGAGACTTTGATAAAGAATCACAATCACTTATTAGGTCTGAAAATAATATTGATGACTTTAGGGGTCTTTTTACATTTTATTACCCAGCCTTTAATTTAAGGTCAACCGACTTACAAGCGTTTATTGGGTTAAGACAAATTGAAAAAATTGATAGCTTTTCTGAAATAAGAAATAAAAATTTTAAACTTTATAACTCGTTAGTTATAAATGATTTTTGGAAAATTAAAGACAATGATAATTGTTTTTATTCTAACTTTGCATATCCTGTAATAACACCTAATATAATTGAATTATCCAAAGAACTTCAATCAAATAATATTGAATGCAGACCACTAGTTTGCGGCTCAATAGGATTACAACCGTTTTGGAAAAAACTTTATGGTGAAGTAAATTTTGAGTTTGCTAACAAAGTTCATAATTATGGCCTATATTTACCAAATCATATCGAGGTGATTGAAGATGATATAAAAAATATAACAAATATTATAAATAAACATACTAAAATTTAAATTATGGAACATTGGTTAATTGATGAAGCAAATTATTTTAATACAATTAAAGACAATTGTAATATTATTTTTGACATTGGTGCGTCTTATTCACCATATGTTGAATACCCACAAGAAGTACACTATTTTGACCCACAACCATCAGTTATTGAAAACCTAAAACAATTACCGAATAATAATATTAAAAGTTTTTTTAATGAGTTTGGTTTGAGCGATGAAGAAGCTATATTGCCATTTTATAGATACGGTGATTTTGTAACCGTTACGGAATATAAAATGGGTGATTTTAAATTAAAAGTTGGTAAAGACTATATGGTAGAAAATAATTTAACAAAAATTGATTTTTTAAAAATTGATGTTGAAGGTTTTGAATTAAAGGTTTTAAAAGGTTTTGGTGAATATCTTAATAATGTTAAATATATTCAATTTGAATACGGTACTGGCTTAAGAGATGCTGGTTCAAATTTATCAGAAGTTGTAACATATTTAAAATCTTTTGGTTTTGATAATTTTAGTATAATAAATTCAGGTGTTATTCTTACTGATTATACTGATAATTGGCAATTATGTAATATTGCGTGTATTAATAAAAAATTGGTTTAAAAATATATTATGAATAAATTATTAGTAACAGGGGCAAATGGATTAGTCGGCTCTGCAATTAATGCCGATGTAAAGATTGGTAAAGAATACGATTTACGAGACGCTAATGCGACAAATAAATTGTTTTTAGAACATAAACCAACACATGTAATTCATTGTGCTGGTAAAGTTGGCGGTCTTGGCGGTAACATGAATTTCAAGGGTGAATATTTCTATGACAATATTATGATTAATACAAATGTTATAGAGTCGGCAAGAAAAAACGGTGTTGAAAAATTAGTATCGTTTTTGTCGACTTGTATTTTCCCAAATAATATTGAATACCCATTGACAGAATCGAAAATACATTTAGGTGAACCTAATTATACAAACTACCCATATGCTTATGCAAAAAGAATGGCCGACATTCAAATAAGAGCGTATCGTGAACAATACGGTATTAAATATACGTCTGTTATTCCAACCAATATTTATGGGCCAAATGATAAATTTTCATTAGAGCAAGGTCACGTTGTTCCGATGTTAATACATAAACTTTATTTATCATTAATGAACAATACTGATTTTATTGTTTGGGGGTCTGGAAAACCATTAAGAGAATTTATTTATTCAAAAGATGTCGCTAAATTAGCTGAATGGGCAATTTATAATTATGATGAATCAGAACCAATAATTTTTAGTACATCAGAAGAAATTAGTATTGTTGATTTGGTTGATTTATTAGTTAAAGAATTTAACTACAAGGGTAGGGTGATATTCGATTCAACCAAACCAGATGGACAATTAAGAAAACCATCTGATAATAGCAAATTAAAAAAATATTTACCTAACTTTGAGTTCACGCCTATAGAAATTGGGATTAAAGAAACCGTTAACTGGTTTTTAGAAAATTATGAAACAATAAGAAAATAAAATTAAATAATAAAAAAAATTTTATTAATTATAACAGGCAAAATTTTTAGAAATGTACGATAATATACAATTAATAATACCAATGTCTGGGGTTGGAAAAAGATTTATTGAATCTGGATATACAACACCAAAACCATTAATTGAAGTTGATAAAAAACCAATAATAGAACATGTTGTAAATTTGTTCCCAAATGTAAAAGATATTACATTTATATGTAATAAAAAACATTTAAATGAAACAAACATGCGTGAAATATTATTATCTATTGCACCGTCTTGTAAAATTATTGAAGTTCCAAATGAAAATAGACGCGGACCCGTAGATGCTGTTTGTCAAATAATCGATAATATTGACGAAAATAAAGAAACAATTATTAGTTATTGTGATTATGGTACATATTGGAATTTTGATAAGTTTATTGAAACCGCTAGAAAAGGCGATTATCAAGGTTCAATATCTTGCTATAGGGGTTTTCATCCACATATGTTAGGTTCTGATAATTATGCTTTTTGTAAAGAAGAAAATAAAGAACTTATACAGATAAAAGAAAAAGAAGCATTTACCGATAACAAAATGAATGAATTTGCTTCAAACGGTACGTATTATTTTAAAAGTGGTTCAATCGTAAAAAAATACTTTAAAGAATTAATTGATTTAGACATTAATTTAAACGGTGAATATTATGTTAGTTTAGTTTATAATTTATTGGTAAAAGATAACTTAAAAGTTAATATTTTTGAAATTGAAAATATGTTACAATGGGGTACACCGTATGATTTAGAAGTTTATAAAGGTTGGTCAAATTATTTTAATAAGGTAAATAATAAAAATACAACTAAACATTCTTATGAATATGATGTAACAATGATTTTACCAATGGCTGGTAGAGGTAGTAGATTTACAACTGACGGATACGAATTACCAAAACCATTAATTAATATTGATGGAAAACCAATGGTGGTACAAGCAATCAATAATTTACCTAAAACAAAAGACCATATTTTTATTTGTTTAGACGAACACATTAACGAACACGCAATAGATGAAATTTTAAAAAACGAATACCCAAAATCAAAAATTGTTTCTTTAGATAAAACAACTGAAGGACAAGCATGTACATGTGAAATTGGTATGTTAGAAACAAATATTGATTTAGAAAAACCAATTTTAATTTCAGCATGCGATAACGGTGTTTTATATAATGAAGATAAATTTAATGAACTATATTTAGACGAATCTATCGATGTTATTGTTTGGTCTTTTAGAAACAATCAGACTAGCAAAGTAAACCCAAATATGTACGCTTGGTTAGACGTTGATAAAAATGACTTTATTAAATATGTTTCATGTAAAAATTTTATATATGATGACCCATTAAAAACACACGCAATTATTGGTACAATGTTTTTTAGAAAAGGTAAATATTTTATAGATAATTTAAAATTAAATTACGAAAAAAATATAAGGGTTAATAATGAATTTTATGTTGATGACGTATTAAATCGTTGTATTGAAAACAATTTAAAAGTTAAGGTTTTTGAGGTTGAAAACTATATTTGTTGGGGCACACCAGACGATTATAAAACATACAATTATTGGAAAGATTATTTTAACAAAATTAAAAAATAAAAAAAAATGGATAAAAAAATTGGATTAATTATTGGTGCCAACGGGCAAGATGCATCATACTTAGCTGAATTTTTGATTGAAAAAGATTATATTGTTCATGGAACAATAAGAAGAAATTCAGTACCTGAATCACAAACAACAAGAATTCAACATTTACACAATACACAAGCTATATCATTACACTATATGGATTTAACAGACCCACTTAGTGTTGAGAAAATTATAAGTGATATTAAACCAGATGAAATATATCATCTTGCGGCGCAAAGTCATGTACAAATAAGTTTTGAGTTACCAAAATACACTTTAGATGTTAATGCTGGTGGTACATTAGCAATACTTGAGGCTGTTAGAAAGTTTTCACCTAATTCAAAAGTTTATCACGCGGCAACCTCAGAAATGTTTGGTAATGCATGTGATACGGATGGGTATCAAAGAGAAACAACACCTATGATGCCTGTATCACCATATGGTTGTAGTAAACTATATGCACATACTCTTTGTCATAATTATAGAAATGCTTACGATTTATTTATCTGTTCTGGAATTTTGTTCAATCACGAAAGCCCAAGAAGAGGTATTAATTTTGTCACAAATAAAGTAGTTTTAGAAGCGGTAAAAATAAAATTAGGGTTATCAAATGAATTAGTTTTAGGTAATTTAAGCTCAATGAGAGATTGGGGTCATGCTAAGGATTATATCAAAGGAATGTGGTTAATGTTACAACAAGAGACACCAGATGACTACGTATTGGCTACTGGAATATCTAAAAGTGTAAATGAATTAATCGATTATGTTTTTAACAAATTGGAATTAAATCGTGAAAAGTATGTAAAAACTGATAAAAAATTTGAAAGGGCGGAAGAATTAAATTATTTAAGAGGTGATGCTAGCAAAGCGATTACCAAACTAGGCTGGAAATATGAATATACCTTTGAATTAATGATGGATGAAATGATTAATTATTGGCTTGAAAAATTAAAAAAATAATAAATCGGTTATATTAAGATATTTATTGTTAAAATACATGAACAAAAAAACCACAGATAGAAAACCAAAAACAAGAAGAAATGCCGATATTGAACTATCGGCATTTTCTGAATCTAACGGTGAAACAACCCCAAAAAAAGAAGTTTTATCAACAATAAGACTTGAAATAAAACATAAAAACGAAACACAAAAAAAGTTAACACAAGCAATAAAAAAGAACGATGTTACAATATGTGCTGGTCCCGCTGGTACAGGAAAAACCCTACTTAGTGTATTTGAGGCGTTGTTATTATTGAAAACCTATCCAGAAATATATAAAGAAATCAAGTTGGTTAAATCAATAACACAACTTAAAAATGAAGACCTTGGTATACTGCCTGGCGATGAGAAAGAAAAAATGAAATTTCTTATGATGTCTTATTTAGACGCTTTTTATAAAATTATTGGTGAGGGTCTTACAAATAGACTAATTGATTCTGGATTAATTAAAATGGAGGTCTTTGGCGCTATACGTGGTAGGTCTTTTACAAATTGTATTATATTAATTGATGAATTTCAGAACATTAACCACGATAATGCAAAAACATTCCTAACTAGATTTTCAGACGATACTAAGGTTATTGTTTTAGGTGATACGGGACAAATTGATTTAAAAAATAAAAAAGATAGTTCATTAGAAAGGCTAATTGAAAGAGTAAAATCAACACCAATTGACGGTGTTGGGGTTATTGAATTTAACGAATCTGAAACAGTTAGGCATAGACTTACTAGCTACTTTATTAATGTATTTAAAGAACCAGAACAACCCAAACCGCAACCACAACAAAATAAAAAAAATACAAAAAAATCTATTTTTAAAAGTTTTATCGATTTATTTAAAAATAACTTGACTTTATTCTTATAATTGCTATTATTCTACCATGAATATAGGTATATCAATAAATGAAGTTTTAAGAGATTTTTTAGGTCAGTTATTATACACATATGACAAGTATATTGAAAAAACTGATATTAAAGAAACAGAAATTACTAGTCTAAACTTAACAGAATTTTTAAAATTCGAAAACGTAGACGAATGTAATAAGTTTCTATATTTAGAAGCACCCCTAGAAATCTTTGGCCATGCAGATTTAAAATTTGATGGCGTAATGGCTCACTTTAATAATCTTTTAATGGATATTAAAGACGAGGAAGAACACCAAATTATTTTGGTTAGTAAAGAAATAAATAAAAGTATTCCATCAACATTTTTCTTTTTATCTAAAACTGGATGCAGGGCCGAAAAAATAAATTTTGTTCAAAATGCAATGAACGAATGGGACAATGTTGATTTACTAATTACCGCCAACCCAGATGCGCTTAAAAATAAACCAAACGGAAAAATCAGTGTAAAGGTTAAAGCGCCATACAACGAAAATGTATCTGCCGATTACGAAATCGATTCTATTTTAGATTTTATTAAAGACCAAGAATTAAGAGATAAAATCATAAATTCAAAAATAACAACTTACGAAGAAATTTAAACTATGTTAGAATTTGGAGACTCAGTCTTTTATATAGACTTAAAAGCTTTTGATAAAGCCATTACAATTATTGACGGCAAAAACCCAGAAGACTTAAATGTTGAAACAGAAACAAAAACAACACTAAATGAAAAAGGTGAGGTTTTAATGAGCGAAATATTTCAACGAACAAGTCAAAGAGGTAAAGAAATTGATGCAACAAAATATGATTTACTTAAAACATTCATTGAGTATATTATAGATTACGAAGACGAAAGCGACGATACACTAGGTGCCGATAGAGCTTTATCTCAATCACCTCTAGGATATAAAATAGTATTTAATACCTTATTAAAGGAAAACATATTAAAAGAAAAACCATAATAAAAAATAAAAATAAAAAAACAAATGGTAGACGAAAAAACAAAACAAGTTAATGAAATTATTGAGAAATTAGACAAAAAAGATTTTAGTCTATATTTTTTCACACTTGACACAAAGGGTAACCCAACTGCAGGTATTGCAAACATTTACGAACACGTTAAAGTATTAAACGAATTGGGTTACAATGCAAAAATTTTGCATGAGAAAAATGATTATAAATTAAAAGGTGATGAATCTGGCATGGGTATTGCCGATTGGTTAGGTGAAGAATACGCTGCGTTACCACACGCATCTATTGAAAACCAAAATTTAAATGTTTCACCAGCTGATTTTATTGTAATTCCAGAAATATTCCCAACACTAATGGACCAAATTAAAGGGTTTCCGTGTAGAAAAATTGTATTGTCTCAGTGTTATGATTATTTATTGGACCTTTTACCAATCGGTAAAAGATGGGAAACCGATTATGGTTTTGGGCATGTAATTACAACTAGTGATAAACAAGCTAATTACCTAAAAAGTCTTTTCCCAGCAATTAAAACACACACAGTACCTGTATCAATCCCTAGTTATTTTAAACAAAATGAAAAACCAAAAATTCCTGTAATCGCAATCTTAACAAGAAACCAAGGCGATGCAGCTAAGCTGGCTAAATCATTTTATTTGCAATACCCTATCTACAAATGGGTTAGCTTTAAAGAATTAAGAGGCCTATCTAGACAACAATTTGCGGATGAATTATCTAAATGTTGTTTAGCTGTTTGGGTTGATGACAATTCTGGATTTGGAACATTCCCAATTGAATCAATGGAATGTGGTACGCCAGTTATTGGTAAAATACCAAACATGGTTCCAGAATGGATGGAAACAATTGACGAAACTGGAAACCAAATTATTAATAATAATGGGGTTTGGACAAATACAACAATTAATATCCCTGAATTGATTGCAACATATATGAAAGTTTGGTTTGAGGACTCAGTACCATCAGAACTAATGGAATCAATAAAAAAATCTACAGGGTTATATACACCTGAAAAACAAAGACAAGCAATTGAAAGTGTATACGCTAAATTGATTGCGGAAAGAAAAGAAGAATTTAATAACATTTTAAAAGCTCAAGAAGCTGTAACAGAAAACAAATAATTTAAAAATATGGAAAAAAATAAATCAAACATTTCAGTAATTCTACCAGTACACGAATTAACAGAAGAAACAAAACCAATGTTTTTAAACGCCGTAAAAAGCGTTGAACAACAAACAGTAACACCTGACGAATTACTTATTGTAATTCCAAAAGGAAGTGATGTTGCTAAGTATCTTAAAACAGTAGATTTTGGTGAAATAAAAAGTATTGTATCTATCCATGAAAATGACGGAGAAACTGATTTTGCTAGCCAAGTAAATTTTGGTGCATCTAAAGCAAAATCTGAATGGATTTCACTTTTAGAATTGGATGACGAATATTCTAGCATTTGGTTTAAAAATGTTGTTGAGTACAGAAAGACTCATCCAAATGTTGAACTTTTCATGCCACTTGTTGTTGACGTTGATTCAAATGGTTCTTTTATTGGTTTTACTAATGAAGCTGTTTGGGCCACAGGTTTTTCAGATGAGTTAGGTGTATTAGATTTGAATGCTTTATTAATGTACCAGAATTTTAATATTGATGGTATCGTTGTTAAAAAATCTACATTTGAAACTTATGGTGGATTTAAACCTAGTATTAAATTAACATTTATTTATGAGTTCTTATTAAGAATGACATTTAAAGATGTTAAAGTTATGACAATCCCTAGATTCGGATACAAACACGTAAATCAAAGACCTGGTTCTTTATTTGATAGCTATAAAAATACAATTGACCCAGCCGAAGCAAGATGGTGGTTAAGTCAAGCAAAAAAAGAATATTATTTTGAAAAAGACAGGAAAATAACATATGAAACACAAAAAGTGTAAATGGTTAACAAAAGAGGACGCAAAAGAAAAAACGAAATGTATTTTGGTCCAGATGAAGAAAGAGCCGTTAACGAATATTTAGCATCTACTGATGACACAGAAAGAAACTTAATTTACAATCAATGGTTAAAAGAACCATTAGATAAAATGATAGAATCTATTATTAGAAAGTATAAATTATATAGAAAGGGTGAAACGTTTGAGGATTTACATAGCGACACCCTTTCTTTTCTAATGACAAAAGCTCATAAGTTTGAAAATGCTAGAGGTAAAAAAGCTTATTCTTACTATGGGACAATATGCAAACATTACATATTGGGGTTATTAATCAAGGATGAAAAACATACCAAACAAACAGCATCCTATGAAGATATATCTTCCGACATAGAACAACGTAAAGACCTAAGCTATGTTATTGATGAAGATGATTTTTCAATGGATGAGTTTTTTAAAAAACTTACGAATGGTATTAAAGATGAATTAAATGATGAAAATTTACCACCCAAGAAAAAGCTAACCGATAATGAAAAAAAAGTTGGCCAGTCATTAATCGAAATATTACAACATTGGGAAACATCATTTGATGCTATGAGCGGTGGTTCAAAATATAATAAAAACTCCGTACTAGAGACCATGAGAAATTATACCAATTTATCAACAAAAGATATACGATTGGCTATGAGAAGATTTAAAGATTTATATGAATTTTTAAAATACCAAAATCCGTAAGTTTAGTAAAAAAAGTCTTTTGTTAGGTATTTATATAAAAATATAACTATGCCAAGAAAGAAAAAACAAGACGTAAAAGTAAATGACGTCGAAAGCCTAGAAGGTTTAATGCAAGAAACTTACAATGATGCATGCCTACAAATAAATGATGCTCAACGCGGTATAAACGAATTAGCATCAAGCGCAGTACCTCAAGACGTAGATGATTTAACAAAAATAGCCAAAGAAAAAGGTGGTTTATTAAAGGTTAAAGACTCTGCAATTAGAATTAAACTAGAATTAGCAAAATTACAAAGCGATATACTTAAAAATAGAGGTGATGCCGAAACCGCAATTCAAGAAAGAACTGACGGTAAAGCATCTCTAAATGATTTTAAATCAATTAGAGAAATGCTTAAAAACGATAAAGATATTGAAAATCAACAAGATTAATTATGTCTGTTTTAGTTAAAAAGAAGCAAATTTTTGGGAACATAGCGGCAGACAGGACGATTACGGAGGGTATGCCAAAATTAAAGCTAAGTTCTTCAATGCCATCTATTAATAATGGTGGTAACGTTGTTGCTTTTTTAACAGATTTAATTAAATCATTAGAAGGTTACGAATCACTTGTTGATACCGTAATCGAAACGCTTACAAAATATCTTGGTAAGCTTGAAACTGAGATTAAAAATGCGTTGCAACTAGAATTAAAAGCTATTGTAAGTTGCGGGGTAAATCCAAGCTTACCTGATTATATTAAATCAACAGGTACTGGTATAAAATTTACTGTTGATAAAATAGATTTTACACACATATTAAAAGTTGACCCAAATTCAGAAACTGGTCAATTTATTTACACCGACTTAACACCAAACTTAATTAATAGTAAAGATTTTAATACTTTCCTATACCAAGTAATACAAAATGACGGTTCTGTTCATGGATGGGGTAATCAAACATCTGGTGCTGATATTTTAACCTTTCAATTTAAATCTGTTGACGTTAGCGGTGTTGACCCAAATAATACATTAACAATTAAAGCTGACCCAGCGTATGATAATAAATCATTAAGCGATTTAAATAATAATTTTATTAATAGTATTACACTATTCGATTCGGCAAAATTGTTGACTAATCTTGTTGATAATATATTTGGTACTGTATCTAATATAGCAAAAACATCTAAAAACTTTTTAGAGAGCAAATCAAAAACAAATTTTATTATAAATAAAATTACAAACACCGAAGGCAACGATATACTTTCAGATAAATTTTTTGATTTCACAAATAAAGAAAAAAAACTTTTTGAAGAAGAAGCAAATTTATTGAAACAAGGTAAAGCAATATATAAAACTGGTGGTGAATTTTATGCAAATATATCATCCGTGTCGCTAAAAAACATGACCAATTCTGTATCTGGTGCAACAACAGAAGTACAGAAAAAAGAAGCGATTAAAACCTCATTAAATAATTTAAGTAGTCAAATATCAAGCGCATCAAATAACGCTAATAACTTAATTAATAATCGTAATAATCAGTTAAAAAAATTAAGTAATAAACTTGACTCTTTTACTAATATTAGGGTTGACCACAAAGCATTAAGTTTAAATTTTATACAACAAATCATAAATGATTTTGTTAAAGTTATTGTTAATGTTTTATTATCGCCAAAAATTGTAACAATTTTTCTTTTAAATTTTAAAATCATATATGGCCCAAATGAAACATTTTCAGACCCTGTTGATTTTATAAAAAAGAATAGAAATTTAGTTAAAAATGTTATTAAAAGAGTGAGTGGTATAATAATAAAAATATTATTAGAAAAGGCTATAAAAAGAATAACACAGTTAATTGCAGAATCACAATTAAAAAAACAAATTGATAAAAACAAATCAAATGTAACACAATTGCTAAGTTTAGTTGGCGTTCCGCAAGATGTACTTAGACAAATAAAAGGACTTATATGAGCGACGTTAATACAGGTAAAAAATCAGAATTTACTACAGATAACTTGAATTTCAATTCAATTAATAGTGTTTTAAATTTAATATTGGCAGCATTTAAAATACCTAAACCACCAGTTACACCATTACCACCACCATTATTATTAAGTGGTGGTCAATTACGCCCAGGCGTAACCTCAACCGAAATTGCATCTAGAATAATATCTAGACAATCTGAATCTGGTGCTGTTGTTGGTGATGTTTTTGCTGACGGTAACAATATTGCGGAAGCAATGGAATTAATTAGAATTGAAGAAATAATGAACGCGCTACTAACCGAAGGCAAAATAGAAATTGTGATACCTCCTGGGATACCAGTTGTAACAACGGGAATTGGAAACCTAGGTGCACCTGTTGTTTCATTTGGCATTACAACATCTTTTGCATCTGGATGGGGTGTTTTACGTTAAAAAATTTTTTATGAATATAAATGAAAAAAAATCTTTTTTTGATGAATTAGATGAGAAATCTAATAATGAAATTCTATTTGAAATTAAACAAATGGAAGCTGACCATGAAGCATTAAAATTAAAGATGATAAAAGACTACGATAAATTAGTCGAAATAGAAAAAAAATTTGAAAAAGCAAATTTAATTTTACTTAAAAGATTAAAAGGAGAATAATATGGGTGCTGAAAATAAATATATCACCAATAAACTTAGCACATCTAAAGAAGTAGATAAGGTAAAAACGGTACAACTAGGTCTTGTTGTAAGTGTTGATGACCCTTATGGTTTAGGTAGAATTAAAGTTAGAATTCCAGGTAATGCAAACGTTGGTGGTGACTCAGATGCTACCGTAGATGAATTACCATGGTCATATCCAATGGTTTCTAAATTTTTTACTGGTCAACCAAAAGTAAATGAAGGTGTTTTTATATTGACTTTTACTAATCAAAAATCACATAGTGATAGATTATATTTTGGTCCTATAATATCACAATTAGATAAATTAAATTTTGACGCTTTAAATGTAAGTGCGCTAAATGCCTTTACATTTGCGAATGTAAATCCAAGTGTTGATATGAATAGAATCCCAGCATTAAATGGGGTTTTTCCAAAACTAGATGACATAGCGATACAAGGTAGAGATAATACAGATATAATATTAAGAAAGAACGAAATATTAATAAGAGCTGGTAAATTTGTTGAATCAAAACCTAATGAAAATAACCCATATAAATTTCAATTCAATAACACAACACAGGGATTCATACAAATTAAAAACAATGTTAATCTAGTTAGAGATGGCCAAGATTTGGGTAGCGTAACCAATATTGTTGGTAATAAAATTAACTTAATAACACATAAAGATGGTGCGCCTAGATTTAATGTAATGAATCAAGAAACACAAATTAGTGATGAAGAAATTCTAAATATTCTTGAACAAGCACATCCGTTACCTTTTGGTGACTTACTTGTTCAATATTTAATACTTCTAAAAAATGCCTTCTTAAACCACGTACACAATTATAATGGTATTCCACCAACCGATTTAACAGTTGGAACAACACTTCCAGTTAAAGAATTTAACGATAAAGCTGAAGACTTAGAAAACAGAATGTTATCCAAAAACATCCGTATAAATTAATATTACCAGATATTTATTAATAAAAAGAAATGGTAATTAGAACATTTTTCGACAAAAATAATACCATAGTTAGAAATGAAGTTGTTAATACAGCCAGAAATCCTGTAACTGAGTTGTTTTACGGTGGACCTTCTGGTGAAAACAAATATAGCCGTTATTTATTTCATTTTGATGAAACTAGATTGGTCAACATGTATGATAATGGTACATTTACTGATTTAACCAAACTAAAACACACATTAAAACTAACTAATACAGCATCATTTGATGAAGGCCTTTTAAACGGCTCATACCAATCAAAAGATAGGGCATGTTCATTTGATTTAATTGTTTTTAGAGTTAATCAAGAATGGGATGAAGGTGTTGGTTATGATTATCTATCTTGTAATCTATTAACTGGCGATTGTGCAATATCAACAAAACCATCAACTTGGGTTAATCCACAAACTGGTATCTTCTGGACTGGCGGCTCTGGCGTTTACTCAGGTACACCTAGCGGTATAACAATAGCAACTCAGCATTTTGATTTGGGTAATGAAAACATGGAAGTAGATATTACGAATTATGTTAATGGTGTTATAACTGGTAATACAAATAATGGATTGGGTATAGCGTATGCACTACCATATGAATTAACAAGTACACAAAATCTACAATACGTTGGGTTTTTTACCAAATATACCCAAACATTTTACGAACCATATATTGAAACGGTATATAGCAATCACATAACTGACGATAGAAACAATTTCTTCCTAGATAAACCAAATAAACTTTATCTATATGTTAATTTAGCTGGAAACCCAACAAATTTGGATACATTACCAGCCGTAACAATATTTGACGAAAACGGTTCAATATATAGTGTTTATAATTCATCTGAAGTTGAACATGTAACTAAAGGCGTTTATTCAATAGACATAAATATTCCAACAGGTGATGGCGAAATAGGTACTCTATTCAATGATGTTTGGGAAGACTTAGTGATTAATGGTATTTCTAGACCAGACGCTAGTCTTTATTTCGAATTAAAAGATAGCTTTGGTTACTATAACCTCGGGGATAGCGATTCATTACCACAAAAAGTTGCTGTATCGATATCTGGCGTTAGAAACCAAGAAAAAATAAAAAGGGGTGACATTAGAAAAGTGATTGTATCTACCAGAATACCATATACAGTAGAACAAACACAAAACATATCAAATATACAATATAGATTATATGTAACTGAAGGTAAAAATGAACTAACTGTAGTTGATTTTCAACCTGTTGAACTAGCATCTAATTATAATTATTTTTTATTAGACACCCTAAGTCTAATTCCAAATGTATATTATTTAGACATACTAGTTGAATCTAATTTAGAAGTAACAACGTTAAAAAATATTTTAAATTTTACTGTTGTTAGCGAATCAAACCTAAGACAATCACAATAATGAAACAATTTATAAAAGAAAACCTAAGACTTAATACCGTTATAACTGAAGAAGTTATTGATGGGCAAGAAATGAATGCTGGAACACAATCTTTATGTAATACAATGAGTGTAAAGAGCTATCATGAAGTTTTGGGTAGAATCATTGCAGCTATTGGACACCCAGAAGAAAACCATGAATTATGGGCTAAGATAAAAAAACCCCTAGATATGCTTGAAAAAGCTAGTAAAAATTTAAATAAAGAAAAAAAAGAAATTGGTATGACAGGTGATTCAGAAGTAGACGAAGCAAATACTTGGTGGGCTGCAATACAATCAACAATTTGTAAATAAATTATATGAAAAAATTTTTAAGCATATTATTATCCGATAGTAACAAATACTCAACAAAGAGATTTATTGGTTTATTATGCCTACTTATGTTTATTGCTTATGGTATAGTTGGATTATGTAGACCATTTAATGTTAATTTCTGGATTTTTTATGTTTCACTTTGTAACATTACTATGTGGATAGCATTTAGATTTATGTCAGCTGATAAATTATTAAAATACGATGTAATTAGTAAATTAACTAAGTTTGCACCCCTACAACAAGCCGTCGATGGTTTCATACAAACAGAAACAATGCTAGATGGTCAAATACAGCCAATCCCAGACCCATTATCTGAGGAAATAACAGAACAATTACCAGAAGACGCAGAGGCTGAAAAAAAGCCTTAAAACAGCTAATAATTAACTTGACATTTTTTTCTTTTTTATTATATTTATTTATACGTTAACTCACGTATTAGTATCGAGCTGAAATAAGCTTTAGAGTTGTCTAGGCAACAAAGATATTAGTACATAATAACAAAAATTAAAAGTTAAAAAAATGAAAGTATTAATCAACACGGGTACCGCTGTACCCCAAGCACAGATTTGTATAAACAAATCTAGACTTAAAGTCTACAACAAAGAAACCTCACCAACTTATTATTTAGAAAAAGGCCAAGAGTTTCAAATCGAATTATTTAATCCAACAAAAAACACAGTTCTAGCCAAGATTCAATTAAATGGAAATGTTATATCACAAGGTGGTTTAGTGTTAAAACCTGGCCAACGTGTGTTTCTAGAACGCTATTTAGATGTCGCTAAAAAATTCATGTTTGATACATACGAAGTATCAAATACTGAAGAAGTTAAAAAAGCAATCGAAGACAACGGTGATTTTAAAGTTGAATTTTATAGGGAATCAACATCTTTTTTTGGTTTAGGGATAAACACAACCTACATAACCCAACCATCAACACTAACAATTCACGGTACACCAAATTATAATTCGTATGTTAATTTACCAATTGCTGGTTCATTAACTACAAGCAATAGCGCTACATATAGTTTGAGTAACAGCGCAGTATTATATAATACAAACAATGTTTCTAAAAGCATTGAAACTGGCCGAGTTGAAGCTGGAAGCGACTCAAACCAAACATTTCAAACAGTTAATAAATCATTTGATTATTATGCTTTCCATACCGTAGAATGTAAACTTTTACCAGTATCACAAAAAATAAACACCACAGAAGATATCAATGTAAAAAGATATTGTACAAATTGTGGAACAAAACAAAAACCAGAATTTAAATTCTGCCCTAGCTGCGGAAAAAAATGCTAAAATAATAACTAGAGTTAACGTATAAAAAATGGGGCTTATTGGCCCCATTTTTATTAATTTTTCATATTTTTACCTAGTAGACCTTCTCTGTACATTCTAAGCTTTAATTCTTTACGCCATTTAGCTTTTGTTTCACCAGTAAATTTATTATTAACACTCATTAACGATGGTGACAAATCTAACATGTCTTGAAATGTCATTTCATTCCACTTATCTTTATATTTGTTATATACTTGTTTTACATTATGAATTTGAGCTTGAATTTCCATTTTTGTTGCGTCCACTGGTATACCACCTAAACTAGTTGTATTACGCTCCCTTGCCTTATCAACTCTAGCTTCAATATGTTTATTATTTAATGTGTCATCAATCCAATGTGCTAACTCATGGTGAATACTACCTTTAATTCTAGCTTCAGTAAATTCTTTAATCATAGTTTTTTGTTGCCTCTCATCATTTAAATGCTTCAATGCTGTTTCTATATTACCATTGGCATTATTTATAACAAAATCATAAGCATTTTTAGAATAACCAATACCAATTATTTTATTTTTTGGGTTATAGAAATTAAGACCTGGGTTTATTTTTATAACGCATGGGTTTAATTCATGACATTTAATTGAATCTGGGGATGTTAAAATTGATGTGTCAATTTCAAGTTTTGGGAACATAGCAGTTGTTACAAACCCAGTTCTTTCAATAGCGTCAACATCATCTTTAAAATATCTATCATACAACAAATCAACATCTGTATCAACATCTGTTAATTTTTCAGATAAAATACCTTCACGCAATAATTTTCTAATCAGTAATTTCATATTAATAAATATCTAATTACAACAAAAAACCCCAGCTAAAAAGCTAGGGTTTAATGTTTTATATAAGATTAGATTATCTTAATTCTGCTACGTTAAATGTAGGAATACCATCAACTCTTACGTGACCGTAGAATCTGTTATTCACTGACTTCTTAGCGTAACGAGTCATGATACCTTTAACTGGAGCAAAGTTAAATGGATTGTACATGGTTGGAGTTAACTGCAACGGCACGTATGGTGCGTAGATGTAACCTGTATCCAACAATGATTTACCTTTATGTCCAATAACTACAGAGTATGATGGAGAATACGGGTCACGATAAACTTGATATCTACCGCCTAATGTACCGATTCTTTCAATACCCATGTTATATTGGTCTTGCTCAGGATTAGCATCACTTACGTGGAAATATTCTAAATCATCGAATACTGCAGATACTTCTGAAGATACAACGATAAAGTTAGCACCACCACGAAGAGTTGACTTGTGGATTTGAGCAGAAATTTGGTTAACTTTAGTAATTAAAGTTTGGTTCCAATCTTTCTGTGTGTAAGGACTAGCAGCGTTAGCAGAAGCTTTTCTCCAACCGTTATAATCCCAACGTAATTGCCATGCAGCAACTTTACGCAAATCTCTCAAGATTTCTCTATCGATTTCCGCAGCAACTTGCTCAGATAACATTGCTGTTAATTCAGCTTCAGCATCGATGTTGTGGAATGCACTAACGTCTTGCGCCAATTCTGGAGACCAAGTAGCTCTTAATTTTCTTTCTTCTACAGAAACTACAACGTCAGTTAAAGTGAAAGAAACTTCACCCATTTCAGTTTCAAGTTCCAATGTAGAGTATTCAGCCCATGCAGCAGTAAATGCAGAGAATGATGCTAATGTAGTTGCAGACGCACCGATGTAACCATCAAATGTAGCCGTACCAGCAAAAGCAGAACCAGATGCAGTTGTACCAATTGGGTGAGTTAAATCAAGACCCAAGAAGATATAACCAACGTTATTAGTTAAATCAGTTGTAGTATTATATTGTACGATACCTTGACCATATACCTGTGTAATAACACGGAAAGGAATAGCTCTATTAGCAGCAACAATAACGTTACCTGCGCTATCTAAGATATTATTAGGTGTAGTAACTTGCAAAGACGCTAAGAAAGATTCTGTATCCATTGGGTTACCATCAGGACCAGTTAAAATAGCTTTGTTAGAATTACCACCTGTGAAACCAGATACAGCAACAACTAATTGTCTTAATGAACCGTCAGCAGCAACTGGACCTACAGTAGATGCAGTACTAGTAGCCACACGTGTGTATGAACCATCACCATTACCAGAAAAAACTGGAACGTTAGGCATAGTACGAATAGTTAATGTACCTTTTGAGTTATCAAACAAACCATCATCATAGAATAAATCATAAAGATTTTTAGCTAAGAATGGAGTTACAGCGCAAGTACCAGCAGCTGGTAATACGCAACTAGGAATACCAGAAGATGCAAAGCTAGTTTGAGCTGAGTAAATTGGTGGATTTAAATACACATCAGAACCAGGTTGGTTAGCTGTATAGTTATTACCAGGATTTCCAGCAGCATCTACACGGCTAGATGTTTGAGGTACAAAATAGAACAATTTACCAATTGGCATGTTCATAGCTTGTACAGACACGATGTCGTTAGCTAATAATTTAGAGAATACTCTTCTCACGATAGGGAATACAACAGTTTCGAATGAACCTGAAGAGTATGAAGTTGTTGATTCAGTTAATAATGAAGAAGCTTGGTTCTCATATAATTGAGCGATGTTTTCTTTTACGTGTCCTTTAAGACCTTCAAGAAAACCTAAGCTTTCCCATTTTGCTTGGGTTTCTTTACGGATAGCCTTCATGTGGTTTAATCCGATGTTCCCAACTTGTCCAGATGTTAATAAATGTGACATAATTTTTTTAGGTTTTTATTTTTTAATATTTATCTTTATTTTCAACTCTATTAATCAAATCTTTAATTCTTTGAGTTGAAGGGTCAACATACGCAGTAGCTTCGTTTAATTGTTTTGAGCTACTTGTTGCAACCTCTTTGATTATTTTACTACCGATTGATTCGTTAACTGGCTTTCTGCTAGATAATTCGTTAATGATAGTTTTGTATAACTTTTTAGATTCTTTAAGGTTAGTTACTTCCTCATCAAATCTTTGAATTATTTTTTTCTTTTCTTCTTTAGTAGTAGAATGTTCCATGAATAACTTAGTTACGTAACTTAAATTTGAATTGAAAACTACAGTTTCTACTAACATGCCTCTGAATTTCTTAAGAGCTTTTCTAAAGTCTTCATTTTCGGCTTTTAATTGTGTTGCTTCGTTTAACAATTTCTTGTACTTAACCTCAGCTTCGATGATAACATTTTTAGAAGATACAGATTCAGATTGAACACCTTGAAATTTAGCACCTTGTTTAGCGCCAGGACCTTTAATTTTAGTTAAATTACCACCAGCTAAATTTTGTTGAACTCTATTTTTAGCTTCGAATTCTTCTAGGTTAGCACTTTCTTCAGCATCTTCGTCTTCTTCTTTCACGATTTCTTCATCATCTTCTTCTTTTTCTTCATCTTCCATCACTGTTGAATCTTTATCCATAGCTATTTCATAAGTTAATCCTTCTTCTTCATAGCCTTCTTCCATACTATCCCATCCTTCTTCCATATACTCTTCATTTGTTTCATCCATAGATTCGTACATAGATTCGTCCATTCCAAGTGCACCTTTTTTAACGATGTACTCTCCTGGTTCTGAGATATTAAGGTGGATTTCATCACCAACAATTTCGATTTCATCATCACCACTCAATTTCTTGTAAATAGCGATAACGTCATCATCCGATGCGTCAGTCATATCCAAATCATCTCCTGCTAGTGCGTCATCTGCACCCATTCCCATTTCTTGGTCGTCTTCTGGACCAACTTCTGGAGATTCTTCGTCTTCTTCATCAGATTCGTCGCCTCCGATTTCAATATCAGTCTCATCACCTTCGATATCCCCTTCCTCACCTTCAGGTGATTCAGTTTCATCTCCAGATTCAGGACCTTCAATTTCATCTTCAACGGCTTCTTCTTCGTAACCACCTTCTTCAAGTGATTCTTTCACCAGACCATCAATTTCTTCTCTCGCAACGGAGCGAAGTATTTCTTTGGTATTGGCATTTAAAGCTTCTTGGATAACTTTGATATCCAAAAGAGCTCCTTCATAAATTGATTTTTTTTCAGCCATTTGTATTTTTTTTTGTTATTTTAAATTATTATTAAAGAATAATATAGTGAGTACAACCCACTTACATAATAAATATGTACATATTTATAAAAATTCAATTTTAACTAAAAATTTTAGGATTATTTTAATCGATTAAGAATTTATCTAAGCCCTCATTAAGATTTGGCTTTTTAATAATTCTGTTCTCAACATATGGTTTTGCTTCTTCTTTGTTTTTAAACATCCAAGAACCTGGAGTACTAGGTGCGGTAACAACGTCCCAACATATTAATTCAAAGTCGTCTTGAACAATAAAATCACCCTTGATTTCTTTTAAAGAACCAACACCCCTAGACGATACACCAATCATGATATTGTTTCTTAATAAATTTGCAACTTCATCACCCTTTGTTGATACGATACCGTAGTTTATATAACCCTTGGTCATTAAGATTTCCATCTTACCCATCAAGGTTTTTCCTTCCCACCATGTTTGTATAATATTATGAGATACTCTATCACCAGCAATAACACTAGATTCAGGATGGTCTAATTCACCAATCGCTCTTCTTTCTCTAATTGCTTGTTGATAAATTTCGTTTTGTGTTTTAAGTATTTCTTCAGGATATATTCTTCCGTTTCTATTTTTTACACCGTACTTTTGAAGTACAACATAAACAACTAGGCTATCTGGACTATCTTGACCTAAATCTAGTTTTTTAAACTCCCTAATTAAGGATTGATTTTTAGGGTCGCTAGGGGATATAAATCCAGCATCATGCTCAATTAAATAACCAAATCCAGCTTGCCCAGCTTTTACTAATGTTAAATCCATATCTATCGTTTATTACAATAAATATGTTAGAACAATAAAAAAACCCCGAACTATCTCGGGGTTTTAATTTATCTTTTATTTTTATCGTTTTTATGGAAAGAATCAATCAACTCATTAATTGATATTAACTTATCTTCTGTACTAAGTAACGAATTCTGTAATATTTCACTTATTGGTAAAATGTAATTATAATACATTTCAGTTCTTGTATACGTAAAATAGTTCATATTATTTTTTTGTTTTATAAAACTTAAAAAATTCGTTATTTTCAAATACTGAGTTAATCGAATCTTCAATTAAATTATATATTGTTGGTTTTAAACTATCTGAATTAACTGGGATTTCATTCTTCATGTAAAGAGTCATTTCACAATTTGTAAAACTTCTTTTTCCGTATTTTACACCTGACTGCCTAATATCAAAGTCTACGATTGTTTTATCTTTAAAAAATGGGATAATATTATTTGAATCAATAGAGTTATAGATTGTTTGTCTTATACTTTTATCTGTATCTCGTATTATTCTATTGTAATTTACTAAACCATCAATTTTTGGTTCAGCCCAAGCCGAAATATTAATATAAATTGCTTTTGGGTTTTTATTATTTACACTACCGTAAACAACATTATAGTTTTTAAATTGATTGACTTTTAATTCTTTTCCTTTTTTCATACCTGGTGTTTTTTATCCAAGTATAGTAAAAAATAATTAATGTGTCAATACCCTATGGCTTATTTTTTAATAAAAAATATAACGAATCCTAACACAATTTGCAAAAATGTGACAATAGCAACAGTGGCAACCCATTTATTCTTCTGACTGTAAATTTCATCTTTGGCTTCCTTCATTTGCTGTGGTGACCAAACGTCATTAACCTTCTCAATCCAAGTCTTGTGGTCTGAAACTAATCTTTCAGTATTTTTAAAATCGGATAACGTATTTTGCATTTCTTGAAAGCGAGAATCAATATCTTGTCTCATTCTTTCGTAGTTGTCATTTAATCTTTCTAATTCTTTAAGGACTAACTTACTGTAGTCACCCCAAGTTTCATTTTGTGGATTCATTTTTTAACAAAATTTAAATTGACTTACCATTATTTTTAAATTTTGAAACATTTCTTTATAACACTTTAACTTCTCGTCTTTATCTTTTTGATTCTCAATTTCAGACGCTTCAAATTCCATTATTTTATTAATTTCTGATACAATAACTTTGTTATTATTATCATCAACCTCTACCTCAAAACTATCTAAACAAAGCTTATCACTTAGTTCCTTAAGTTTTATCAAATTTTCGTTGGTTTCAATAGAACTATGCATTTTAATTGTAAATTAAGTTATCTTAATTATCTATTAAGTTATTTTTTAATTCCATGAGTTTAGAAATCTTCTCTAGAAATATTTCATTATCAATTTCTTGCTCTTCTAATAGTTTACCCTTAACTTTTAATAATTTTTCTTTTGATTCACCTGTCTCCTCGCTAATTAATTTATCCACAATTTTAATACATTCATTAACTTCTGTTTGATAAAACTCTTTTTTTGCGTCAAGACTTGGGCTCATTAAAACTTTAATCACTTTTTTATCCGAATCAGTCAAAGTAGCATATTTTTCATTGTATTTTTCAACCATTAATTTTGAAATCATACTTAATGGTAAATCAAAACTCTCATTGACTTCTTTTGGTTTGTTTGCTAAAATATAATCAGTTATTTTTTTTACTTCTGTCGTTACTGTTTCAATATTCTGGGGTGTTTTATTGATAAATGTCAATTTTGTAATTGATTCATGCAGGTTCAATAAATCATAGCTATCACTAATATTAAAATTGACTTTTTTTAACATTGAAGTTAATTTTGTGTTTTCTTTTAATATGTCTTTCTGACTATATTTCTCTAATAATCTTAAGTTTTCTGAAACAAAAGAAAAAACAGATAACGAATCGTCGCTTATTTTGTTTTCTATATTACTATAAATTAAAAATTGCGTTCTTAATATTTCACTTTCTTTAATTGCTTTAATATATTGTTTAAACAATTTTTTAGTCTTTTCGTCTTTTTTTGCAATCGCTTCAACTAGTAAATTATTGAACGTATTTTTAATTTTACCAAAATTTTGCATTAGTACTATTTTACTTTATAAATATCATTATTTGTTCAAAAATCTTAAATTATTATTTCAACATATCATCAATATCATTAATCATAGTGTTAATACCTTCATTTATTTTTATATTTTTATTATAAATTTTAGTATTTTCTATTGGTTTTGGTTCGTTATCAACCATATCAATTAATTTGTTAATAAATAATCCTTTATATTTTTCGGACCTTTCGTTTAATTTATTTTGAATTTTTTTCTTCTCTTCAACTAATAAATTATCAATTTTTTTAATTTCTTCGGCTGTTGTTTCAGCAGCTGTTTCTTCCGCACCAGCAACTTCACCAGCAGCCGCTGCCTCACCACCTGCTTCAGTAGCTGCTGCTGATTCTTCACCTTCAGCACCAGCTTCAGCACCACCCTCACCACCACTAAAATCTAAATCGGTTTCAGTTGTACCACCACCACCAAATCCACCACCTAATCCAGACGTGCTACCACCACCGCCGCCTCCACCTGCAGGGGCTGCACCACCATCAGCTGCCGCGCCACCGCCACCTTCCATTGCAGCATCAATATCACCGTAAATTCTATCAACAGTATCAAACATACCTGTATGTTTAATAACTTGTGCTGTGTTTGCAATTTCAGCAGCTGCCGCTTTTTCCATTCTTTGTTCAAGAAGGTCTTGTTTAATATCATCATCAGACCATCCAAGAATTTCTCTTTTAGCTCTTGTCATTGACATAGCACCAAAACCATTACCAGCATCAGATACTGCATCTTTGTACAACGTAACTTTTAATTGTGTGTGTTCAACTTTAAGCATTTCAGCTTGTGTTGATGGATTATTTAATGTTAATGTAAAGTTATCTAAATCATCTTCAAAACCTAATACATACAAATGAATAATTACAATTTTATTTAATTCCTGTAACATTGCTTGTTGTATTCTGTTAACAGTTCTAGAAAATCTAATATCTTGAAGTGCAAGATTTTTACCATCGCCAGTTGTTTCATCAAAACCTAAAAATGGTTTTGGAACTCTTAACGCAGTAAATAATTTTTTCTGTAAGTATTCAATATCCGCAATCTGGTCTAGATTTGCAGCACCTGGTAATGTATCGATTGGATTAGGTGCGTCTTCACTTCTTACAGGAATAAAATAATCTTGGTCGTTTGACAATTGATTATATCTCAAATCAATCTGACCTGTTGCTGGGTCAACAATTGGTGCTCTTTTAAATCTATTGGCTATTTCATTTACGTATGCTTCAACATCTTTATCATCAATATTACCAACATAGATTTTATATATTCTTCTTTCTGGTGCTCTGGTAACACGATAAACCAACATAGCATCTTCAGAAAGAATTAATTGTTTCCAAATTCTTCTAGCCTTTTCTAAAACAGATGTACCATATGGTAATCTTCTATCATCACCTAATAATCTAAAGTGAGCCATTTGCCAAGAATTAAACTCAACATCACGGCCTCTCCAATAAAATTTAACCTTATCTGTTATATAATTTTCGTCTGTTTTTTGAGTTAACATATCGAACAAACCACCATCACGTCTTTCCATTTCATAGTTTGGCATTTGTTTAACACTAACAACACCATTCTTATCATCGATATTAAGGTAGACAAAATTATCACCGTACTTACAAGTATTTCTTGTCCACATGGGTAAAGATGTATGTATATCTAATCTGTTAAACAACAAATCTTCAACAATGGTTTTAACTCTTTTGCTTTCAGAATAAACATTAATCATTCTACCATTAGAATTTAATGTTGTTGATTCTTCCATCATAATATCTAAAGCGGCCGCTATTTCTGGATAAAATTCCATAGCTTCAAAATCTGAATACGAACCAATTCTAGTTGTTTCATAATTTACAGCTTGTTGAAATAAGCCTGTCTCAACTTTTTTCCATACTTGACCTAAGTATCTATTTTGTTGTGCTTGTAATTTTGCAATCTCAAATTCCTGCTTATCAGTTGTTTTTAATAAAACATCTTTATTGATATTAAATCTTTGAGGTGCGGGTTCATTAACTTTAAACCCATCAGGCCCTAATATTTTGCCTAATTTCTGAAATATGGTTAAATTATTTTTTGCCATTTTTTTTATTTAATTATAACGATTTTTTAATTTAAATCAAGTTTATTTGACATAATCACATTCTACGTATGCTAATCTTTCTTGCACACCATTTAATACTGATATGTCATAAACATAAGTACAAATCCAATCTTGACCCTGTGTCCCAGGCAAAGCATTACAATAAGAATTTTTATCACCCCTATTTCGTATTTTGTTATTATATGTTGGCGCTTCGGGGGTCCAAGTATATAAAAAATTACCGTAAGTTTTTAGAGCGTATTTGCCTCTAGATTGTGGTTGAACTGCCATTTTATATTTTTTTATTTTGAGCCGCTAAATAACCACATATACTGACCTTTTGGGTCTTGCATATTTCTAGCCACAGTTGGGCTAAAATTTGGTTTTGGTGCGGCAGCTTTATGTCTATTTTCTTTTGAAACAAAACCAGTACCCCTTTGTGCCTCAGTATCAGTTTGAACTGTACTTGCAACCCAACTATTTAACATAGCTTTAGTTTGCTTTTCTAATCTTTCAAGGTTTTTAAATGAATGTTCTAAAACCCACAAACACATTCCCATTGCCATCAACAAATCATCATGATAACCATCCATATGGTCAGCACGACCATTTTTATAAACAAATGTTTTCATTTCAGATATCATTCTGGCAGACCTTATCTTAACAATATTATTTCTAATTTTTTCTTCTAAATTAGCAACTAATTGTGCTCTAAGTGAACTTACTTGAAGGCCTGGGACTTTATTATCTTTTTTATATGCCTCCATTTGTTTTTGTTTAGTTGATAATATTTTACCGTTTGGTGTATCATAGTGTAACCTTTTGTAATCAAATTCTAATAACTTTAAAACTGTTGCTACACCCATACCACCTGTAATATCGACAACGGTATATGCTTTGTATAATTCACCATACTCCTCAACAATTTGGGCCAATAAATCTGGTTGAATCTTACCTTGATATTCCATTACCTGTTCCATTGTTGTAAAATCTAACATAACAATAGTAGATGAATCCTCACTATCACCTCTAGAAACGTCAACACCCATAATATATTGGTGACCTTCTTCAGGTTGTTTCCAAATCCAAATTTCATTTTCAG